AAAGACCCTACAAGAGGGTCTTTCATGAACTAATATTAAGCTTTTTGAACATTAGTAGCTTGTAGGCCACGTTGTCCTTGTTCTACTTCAAACGTTACACTTTGTCCTTCGTCTAAAGATTTGTAACCGTCGATTTGGATAGCTGAGAAATGTACGAATACGTCTTCTCCACCTTCACGCTCGATGAATCCAAAACCTTTGTCTGCATTAAACCATTTTACTTTACCTTGTTCCATAATTGTTGCCTCCTAGTGTGGATACCCACACATATGTTACTACCCTTGCTCAAATACCTTAGACGAAAAACAAAATTTATTCTTAATCTCAAACCGAACAAAAATAGGTCTTTCTTAAATTAACATACTTTCTAAAAAATAGCAAATTTCAAAAATAATTCCTTATGATAATTAACCACTAATAGTGGTTGTTGGAGAAAAAGTCACTATGATAGTCATCACAGCAAGAAGTTACCAAAGGATCCCGACAATATCATTAGTTTAATTTTTTTCAGACATTCAACAACTGATAAAATTAGCTATTTTCGAGTTAAATTTTACTTCTGATAACAAAAATCATGTAAATAAGCTGTCCATATGGGCAGCTTATTTTATTTTTTGCTTAGCGTGTTTTTTTCATCTCTTCTTATTAATCTTGGCAGAATAATATTTATAACAAGAATGGGTAGTAAGTACTTTTAAGTAGATGGCGATATGATGATACCCCCTCAATGAACAAAACAACTTAACATGGTAAAATAATATCGGGATGAGAGTCCAATACATATTATTAAAATTAAAGTGGTTCAAGTCGGAGAAAGGCACCTTATGGTGTCTTTTTTTATATTTATAACTTTTTTAGAAAATATTTGAAATATTATACAAGTAATTATATCATTATATAGTAATTGATTGTAATTATAGAAATATTTAGGGGGATTTTTAATGAAACTAGGAAAATTAGCATTAGTCGGAGCTTTAGCTTTAGGTGGCTTTACAGGTTTAGCGGCACTGGATGCAAAACCAGCAGCAGCGTCAGAAAAAGCAGTACAATATGCGAATCCTTATGATCCTTGGGGAATTGACAATACTTGGATTTTACAGTATATCGACCCAATGCCAGATTCGTACAAGCAAAAATTGATGTCTAGCTATAAAACTGGGTATAATTTCACACTTATGGCAGACTGGAACTCGTCTTTAGCATTAGGTAAGGATCAGGTAAAGATTTTCCGTGTTGCAGATGATGGTAGCGGTGAATTATCTCGTTATAAAACAATCGACTATCATGTAGTTGCAATTGGCGTAACTCAGGCGATCTGGGACACTACAATCACTGATAATTATTTACCAGGCACCTACATTGCTGTATCTTATATTAATGGTAAGCACTTGAAGTCTGATTTCTTCACTATCAATAAATAATGGACTACCGTCCTAAGCAAGGCGGCATAAACTGCTTACTCTTATCTTAGATACTACAGTGATGGTTTCATATTATCAAATCGGAGGAAGACACCTTATGGTGTCTTTTCTTTTGTTTGAAACACATTCTGCCAAAATACCTGTATCTTTATTGTTTTACGACTCACATGAACCAACAAACTTCGTATATACAATTTGTTATCCTAAATGGGTTGACAATACGAACAGTTATAGGAGGATTTTGTGAATGGTAAAAAAAGCTTGTGTAAGTATTATTACTGGAATTCTTTTAATAAGCTCAACAGGATGTACCACTCAAACTGATTCCATCGCAGCTCAAACTCAATCAATAGATGGTACATATACAACAGAAGATATCACAAGCGCATTTCCTGTAGGGACACCCATAACTACTTATATTCAAAAAGAAGAAAAACTGAACGTAAAACATCTCACCAGTATTAAGCTTACGGATGGCGGCGTCGGTAGAGTTTTGGAAGCAACGGATGGTTTTGTTGTCGTATGTGGGAATGAAAAAGGAATTTTTGATGTATTAATATTTAAAACTATGGAAGATGTAGAGAGATACGAACAAAGTTTGGCGCTATAATTAATACCCTTCCAGCATCCTCATATACACCGAATTTATTCTAGATTACATAAACAAGCTCACCGATATAAAATAACCCACCTATTTCCGTAGGTGGGTTATATCTTTATTACACAATACCAAAGTATACTCTCTTTTTCTTGTAAACTTTATGCAATTATACATATTTGTAAAAAATACACTATATAAATATTACATGTAGTAAAATATAAATTGTGGATACATTCTATAAAGCAGATTCTTTTGAAAGACGTAACATATTGATCTCAAATCTCTTGATATTTTGTGAACTAACAATCTGGTGTATATAGACGATTCTGTTTTATAGGATGTGTTTACACGTATAACAAAGGGGTAATACGTGTATATTTATATAAAATTAAAGTAGTTCAAGTCGGAGGAAGGCACCTTAGGGTGGCTTTTCTTTTGTACATTATATCCATTACGTGCTCATTGATTTTTTATGTACATTTGATATAATTACTGTATTAGTATTACAGTAATACCTTGTGTATATAATAAAAGAAGAGATGCGCTAACATCTCTTCTAGTAACTGCTACCGTCAGGGTGGTGGTTATATCATTTATTTTTTACGAAACCCACCCTTTTGCTTCCGACGGCGACGAGGAGTGGGTTTTTTGTTATCTTTTTCTAAAATTTGTTTCCTAAAAACATACGCAGAAACTTCACGTACAATGGCTTTCACAAATTCTTTTAGAAGCTCAAACAAAAACTCCATAGGTATATCACCCCCTTTCCTTCCAAATGGAAAGAAGGGATAACCAATCACCCTCACAATATACAGTTAATTCTATTCTATCATACTAGTACAATCTCACCAATATAAAAAAGACCACCATTACTGGCAGCCTTTTTTGGGTAGTTTTAGAGATTACCATTATAACATAATAATATACAAATAATAAATAACATTAAAGTTATTTATCAAATAGATTATTAGAAAAAACTGGTTATCTATATAATTACTTGGTAAAATATAGATATAATTTAAGAAGGTAAAGTTAATATAGATCAACTAAATAACGCAAAGAAAATGTTTTATTGCATAAAAAAAGGCTCCATTGCTGGAGCGCACAAAAATAAAATAAATAAATGAATTAAAAAAAATAACAGACAATTTAACTATATAGATAAAATATAAATAAATCTATATATATGCAATATTACATATAAAAACTCTATTTATTGATGCTATAATAGGCTTACTCGATGATTGTTATATTTTTTTATAGTTTTTAAGCAATGCAATACCTTCTTAACACCAAGTGTACAAGTAAAAGAAGACATCTTAATCCATGTCTTCTTTTCTTATATAATAAAAATTAAGATGGTTCAAGTTGGAGGAAGGCACCTTATGGTCTCTTTTCTATTAGACAAAACAATATAAATTTTATTATAAATATAAAAGGATAAAAGGAAGGTAAGTGAATATCATAATTAATTTTGAACCATTTAACCCAACTATAAATGACTTAGCAATCAAGCTGGCTATGATACTGTTTATACCATTATTTTTAGCGTTGATTATCAAAGTGGTACTTATGAAATTTATGAAAGAATCGATTGCTGGCAGACTAGCATATCTATCTTGTTTATTTTTTATGTACTATGTATTTAAATTTGTTACAGAGTAGAAAGGCACTTTAGGGTGTCTTTTCTTTATGCATTAAAAAACCCACCTATTTCCGTAGGCGGGCCTTGTCCTTATTACACAATATCAAAGTATACTTTCTTTTTCTCAAAAACTTTATGTAACTATATATATTCATAAAAATTACACTAAACAAATATTACATATAGTAAGACATAAATCGTGGACACGTTTTATAAAACAGATTCTCTAATTAGAAAGCGTAACATATCATATGTTAAACCTCTCATTCACTTATTTTTTTCAATGCAATTGAGTACCATCTCTCTCAATTGAGATCTAGCTTTATTACTATCCATTTCATTATCCCCATTGTCCATCGCCTCGTTGATATCATTTATATAATCAGATTCATTTACTGGAAATTCCTTTTCTAATAAACTATCAACTTCCCCTCCCTTAGATTCAGTAATACAGAGAGTAATCATATTTTTAATTGGTGTTATTTTATGTTTTGTTAAGTAAAAATCAATTTCTACAAATCCATCAACCTTCGGGTTAATAGGTGTAATTTTATTATCAGATACAGTAAAATATTTACTATTTTGTATACAATCAATTATTTCTTTTTGATAAGCATGACCTTCTGTAATATGTTGATTAATAATTCTTGTACTTTTTTGCATATATAGAAAAGCATACGGCAAATTAAATTTATTAATACGCTTATAACAATGTCCATTTGCACGAAGAAAATTATCAATCATGCGCTCAAATACGCGTCTAGAAAAATTGATACCTATTATTTTTCGTATATGTTTATATAAAATGTCTGGATATCGTTGTATGAGCTGCAATATTTCATTTGGTACTTCCGTTCCAGCTCTTTTCTCAGTATCACTGAAGGGTGTTCTCTGTCTCAATTCACAGGTATCGTACTTTTCTTGATAATAGGTTGCTATTCCAATAACTGAATGCGGTTGATGTTTAGCATGTGGGGATTGCTTCTTTTCGTTGCCTGGTAATTTCTTATTAACATACAAATTTACTAATTGAACCGGATTATTACAACCAGGACAAACAGCAAAATATCTGGTTTTCTTTTTTAGATCACAATAATAGGGCGCTCTCTTATGAGTTTCCTTCTCATAATAAGCAATAGTAGTTTCCCAGCTCTGTTCATTCAAATCTAAAAGAGCATGACTTTCTGTAGTTAATTTAAATACTTTCACAATGATATCCCTCCCCTTATTAGTTTAAATTAAGATTACCTTAATTAATATCTATTTTCAAAATATACAATAAAAGTTAATTTTTGTTTACTGAGGTTAACCACTACATCTTCTAACAATATTTTTTCTGTTTACTTCATCACTTCTCAACGTGCTTTTTCATCAACTGCTAGAATATCACCATATACCAATCAAACTAAAATTATATAAGTTTAATTTCACGTACTATATCCGATATGTAAAACCAAATTCTGCAATAGGAAATATTTTAATCATCCGTCCCCTTATCCTTTAACCAAGTAAATAGTAAATCCCTTATTTATTCCTCTATCTTAGTAAGTCATTCCCCCAAAAGTTAAACAAACTCATGTTTTTCATCCTTTCTTCACAGTTACGCTTGACTGAAGGTCTTGAGGGTTTTTATCATGTGGGAACGATTATGGAATACGGCTGGAAGGCAGATTTATCCCCTACTTTGAAAGACTACAAAAAAAGTAATCAGTCAAAATAGATGGATAAGCGTCTTTGTTTTCGCCATGCGGTCACTTATAAGGTATCCGTATGTATAGACCCTGTTCACTCAGCGATTTTCACCGCATACATCCTTTTACTATGGCTTGTCCTTGTAATATCGTCCCTACACGACAAACTGAATGTACTCCCTAGCACCGTAATGCTAACGATAACCACCCGAACCTTTTAGAGAATCGTCCCTGGGCAAGTTCTCGCCCACCCTCACCAGAAGAACAGGATTCCAATGAGGGGTGCTGTTTTTGTAGGCGTATACTCTGTACCCCCTGCACGACCAACAGCTAGCCACGCCGTAACACGTTCCCTCTATATAGAAGCACGGAATCACGGCTTATCAGTTTTATTTACGTGGTTTCAGGCAATTCCACGCGAACAAAAAACAAAAAGGCATCTCTAATTCCCTAAATGGCCTGTACATCACAAGACTTCTAGGCTTAGAGATGCCCGTTATATATCTTTTGGACTACAAAATAATCAAAACTAGTATTTACTAGTTGATATTTATCCAAACAATAGATAAAATGGGTATATCAAAGAAGCCTCGTGAAAAGGCATAGTTGTTTAAGAAAGTGATGGTACACTACTTAAACGTAAACACTGTGGGTTAATACAGTTCATTCTAGTAAGTGTTGGTAGCAATTACTAGAACTGAGTCACTCCGCTAAAGGTTGGTAGCCGATAGCAAATGGAGTGGCTTTTTGTTTTCTGTTCATATTCAATTGTTTTGATTTTGCTCTATCGATCTTCATGATCTTCGTTTATGTAAAATATCAAATTATGTTTTGTTTTGTAGAATGGTGCTTGTTGTGTACTACGTTACAACAAGCTTTATCCTTTGTAAACAGCGAATTTACGCACTTTTTGAATAATATCCCTATTTCCCTATTTCCCTATTTCCACTTATAGATATAGGGATATTTCCCCTTTTCCCTATATCTATATTTCCCTATTTTAATTATTTTTGCCTCTACTAACATCTCTACGAAATTACATATTTGTTTCTTAACTCTCTCTACTTCATACATCAAAATAATCTTTTGATACCAACGTTTTTGTTATTAATTACTAACTCTATGATTCTATTGCATAACCCAAATATCATTGTTATAATTTCTTTAAAGATATAGAAATATCCCTATTTCTATAGTTAGAAATATCCCTATTTCCCTATTTCTATTTTTCCCTATTTCTATAAAGGGATATAGGGAAATTTTAAATAATATAACTGGAGTGTTAAAAATGGCTATTACAATTACGGTAGGTAATTACAAAGGTGGAGTCGGTAAAACCACAAATGCTGTATTGAACTCTTATGAATTTGCTAAAAAGGGCAAGCGTACATTACTTGTTGACCTTGATCCACAAAGTAACGCAACAAAGTCTTTAATGTTAACAAAATCCATTCTTAACCCTGATGAAATTGTTACAGTAGAAAAAACATTAATGAAGGGAATACAAGAGGGGAACCTAGACGGCTTAGAAGTGGAAATTATGGAGAACTTACATTTACTTCCTTCTTACGTTGATTTTCAAGATTTCGCAAAATTCCTTTATAAAAATTGTTCTTCGGAAGCTGAAGAAGATCATTACTTTAAAGGATTACTTGAAAAGATAAAGCATAAATACGACTACATATTTATCGATGTTCCTCCAATGTCACTAGAAGTTACAAAGAACGCCGTTGTAGCTTCTGATTATGTTCTAATTGCTTTGCAAACTCAAGAGCGTTCTCTAACTGGTGCTGAGAATTATGTTAATGAACTTATTAAGCTAAAAGAGCAATATGATCTTGATATTGAAGTAGTTGGTGTTCTTCCTGTCCTATTAAAAAACAACGGTAAGGTTGACGAATATATCATGGAAAATGCTCGTGAAATTTTCGGTGAAGAAAACCTATTTAAAAACATCGTCCCTCAAATGGAACGTATTAAACGATTTGATGTGAATGGTATTACTGAAAAAGATAGACATGATATGAATGTAATTGAACTATACGAAACGATTAGTGATGAATTGCTATCTCGTATTGATATGTTTGAAAAAATGAAGGTTGGTGTGTAAAATGGCGAGAACTCCTGGTTTGTTAGGTAGAAAGAAAAGTAACTTTGAACCTACTGAGCCTTATGTACCAGAGCAAGGACAAGCTGTAGTGGAAAATAACGAGGTTCCAGCTACGCCTTCTCAACCTAAGACTGAAGAAAAACAAGTAACTCGAAAAGAAAAAAGAAACGAAAAAATTGAATCAAAAAAGAAATTTAAAAATCAACAAGGTAGCATTAAAATTTCTAATCAATCAAAAGAAGAACTAGAAGTATTAATGAAACTTACAAACACAAAATTTGCTTATGAGATCATCGATTTACTTATAGATCGCTATGTAGAAAATGAGCTAACACCTGAACAGAAAAGGAAATTCAAGCTATTAACAGAGATTTAAAAATATAGAAATATCCCTATTTAGAAATAGGGATATTTCTATATTTCCACTTTTTTTTAATATATCTATACCTAATCAACTTTCTTCCACTTACTTAAATACACGGATTAAACAGCTAAAATTTCACCAGCCGTTTTGCTAAAGCTAAATACCCTTAAACCATTTATAAAGGAACAAGAAGGTATGGATAAAACATCAATTAATAACATCATTGACATGCTAGTTGAGCATTATGTAGATTCTCAACTAGTCAACCGACATTCTAAAGCATATAAAGATATGTACAAGCGTCTTTACGAGACGTTAGAAAATAAATAAAAAACAGAANNTTCTGTTTTTTATTTATTTTAAGCAGGAAACCAAAACACTCCTGCTTCTCTTTTATTATTTAACATTCTTTAGAGGGGAAATTACCTTGTTATAGAAAAATCTTTCCCATTTAGCTAGCAAACCGTTCCCATTTTCACCACGTTGAATTTTAATTTCGTTTTTTTTATGAAATTCTGCTATTCGTTTATTATGCTCTTTGTGCAATTGATGGAGAGCTACTTGTTTCACTATTATCCCTCTTTTCGATTAACCAGTATTATATATCCTGGGTTGATTATAACAAAGTATACGAGTTATTTTGAAAGATAATTTTGCGATATTAGACTTTCAAACCATTGATTTTATGCAACTTTATTGGTTACTTCATATATTTCTTGTTCTCACCAAAACCGCCACCACGGCTTTTTCTTCTCATTCGCTGCAGCAACCTCATCCCGAAATTCCTGCATTAATCTCTTCGTTTCCTGCATCTCACGTAGTGTCTTCATAAGCGTCTCATCCCGAGCTTCCAATCGTTTTTCCACTCGTTCATTATGCGATTCTATACTCGCTTTAATTTCCTCGTTACTTTGCTTCGCCTGCTCACTTAATCGCTTCTCCATCGCTAACATACTCTGATTCATTTCTTGCGCCATAACGCTGTACTGCTGCTGTAATTGCTGTTTAATGTGGAATGGCACTAAATCCGTTTCCTCAGGATCTTCTTGAATCAGATCCGGATTAACCTTCTCTATTTGCTGCGCAATCATCTTCGCTGCCTTCTCTAGCGTCATACCGTCATGCTTACTGAGTTCAATTAACTTCTCAATCACCATAACGTCATGCTCTGTGTATTGGCGTCTGCCTCGATTATCTTTCTTTACTGCGAATCCTTCGCGTGATAATACTTCCATGTACTTTCTAAGGGTGCTATCGGAAATTCCTAGTCGCTTGTATACTTCACTAGCAGAATAAACAATTTCGTCCGTCATAACGTCACAACACCTCCTAGTGACAGTATTCCATGATGATTGATAAATTCCTGCAAAGAAAAAACCCTGTATAAACAGGGTTTTTTCTTAATTATTTAAATTGCCAATTTACCACATAGTTCCACGAACTATCTTGGCTATGTGGCATTACACCAATACGTAAATAATAAGTTTTACTAGGGTTAATGCTTACCGTCTTTGGTGTTTCAGACATTGTCCATGAACCTAAAAGTCTACCATACTCACTATCTTCATAAATAGAAATTTTAGTATCTGAGTGTCCCCATAAATCCACAGAAAGTGATTTTTGACTTAAACTCGAAGCTTTTACTGGAATTAAACGATAAGCACTAATAGAATAAAGTGTTCCGTCAGTTTGCCCGTTACCTACATTAACCGATGCTATGGAATTGGATGAAATCTTTTTATCAACTACCTGAGGTTTTTCAGCTGCAAGTGCTCCTCCGGCCCCAGATAAAGCAATTCCAGTTGCTAATGCTCCCATTGCTAGTTTCTTTAACATAAAAAAATCCCCCTTTAATAGTTTTATAGCTTGCACCTTCATCATACTTTCGATTTTCACAAATGTAAATATATTACAATTTTAGAAACATAAAACTATTTATTGCGAATGTTGAGTTAAGATATGTTGTCTGATAATAACGATAGATGGTTATTATCATATGAAAAAGTCCTACATTAAGTAGGACTAAATAGCCTTAGCGATCTCAACAAGCACTCTCATAAACAACGGAATCATTTGCACCACTATATAACCAATCCCCGCACGACTTATTAGCGAGAATCCCCGTTCCTGGCTACCAACCATAATGAACAATCCTCCGCATAACGCTACAACGGATACGATTCCCGCGAATAAAACTCTTCTTATTATGCTTTAACAGCAATACTATCTATGAAATTGCTAATTGAAGAAGCTTGAAAGACTCGTAAGTTAGAAGAACTAATATCATACTGCTTATCAGTAATAATGAGGATTGACGGGAAAAATTTAGAACCTTTTGGCTGCCATGACTCGTTATGCCATTCCTGACTGCGAAAATATAATTCATACCTGTTGATTTTATCCTGCATAACTTTTTTACTGTAAACCGACTTCTGGACTTCGATGAAGAATGGAGATCTGCGCCATATTGTAAATGCATCAGGTTCCATATAATCCTTTCCGTATTTTGGTTCTACTTTAAATAGTTTAGGTTTTTCATAATGGATAAGCTGTTTATATATATCCACAATACCGAGGAAGTGTGGAATCTTTTGGCTAGTTTTTCGAAGTGTGCTAGGTTGAGGAAAATATACAAATGGCTGCTGTGTGATATTGGCATCCACATGGCCGTCTCTTCTCAATCGTTTCATAACAGTATTACAGCAAGTAACTGCGTTTTTTACTCCATGAAAATGCAAATCTATAATATCATCGCGCGACATACATCTGAAACGTTTCAAATCGCCTAGTATCACTTTGTCTCTACTGTTCATAATCTAACACCCCAAACAATTTATTTTCTTTTTGTGGAGGATTCTGAAGCGTTATATCCTCTTTCGGAATACGATAAGGTCCTACAATTTGTTTCGCTTTGCTTAATTCTAAAAATGGAGCTTGAACTTTCTTTAAACCATTTAATTTTAAAATCATTTGGCCCGATTGCTCCAAGTGTTCTGATCCAGGTGTACCCACGATGTTGCTATTGATTGTATCGGCACATTTAAAGCCCATTCTTACGGTCATATTCAATTTTAACTTACCATCTAATACTTTTGCGTCAGGACGTTGCATACTAAGCATGAGGAAGACACCGAGCGCCCTACCGACTGCCGATATCTTTTCAATTGTGGACATACATTCCTTTTCATCTTGAAGCATCGCTACTTCATCAATAGCAAGTAAGAGATATGGTTTCTGATTACCAGGATTCAATTTGTTGTATTCATCAATGTGATCCACTTCATACTCTTCCATCAACTTTCTACGTTCGCGTATTTCCTTCCACACTTTCTGAAGCATGATTTTCATTTCGATTTCTTCCATGCAAACCTCTTTTACATGTTTGACTCTTCTCAAGAAATGAAATTCAGAGTTTTTTAAGTCACCCAGGTATAAATGCAACTTTTCAGGAGACATATATTGAATGAGTGTGGAAAGAACAACACGTACCATACTACTTTTACCACTCCCTGTTTCACCTGCAATGAGTAAATGTGGTGTATTTGCTTCAACCATGTCATACACAATCATGTTCCCAAATTGGTCCCGACCTACCACAACAGGAAGACGATGCCGTTTTAATAATGGCTGCCATTTCTTATAACTGTAATTGTATGTTTGTAGTCCTGCATCTGAATGAAACACATTGAGCACAAACTTTTTAATATCACCTTCAATCGCTACATTCCTCCCTAATATTTGTTGAAAGCAAAACCATTTCTTTTCAATAGTCTTTGGATCCAAACCGTTCGGAATGGTGAATATATATCGAACCTTTTCTTTCGAAGAGGATATATCATGTATCTTCGGGTAAATTGGGACTTTCCCACCCCTAGTTTGATGGTCCACATATAAACCCGCTTTTCCAAATACCTCTATAAGTTGATTCTTTAAACTTTGTTTATGAAGCCATTCTTTGATGATTCCCATTTCACGACCTCCTAGAACATGATTAAAATTTTAATAAATACGTAACCGATGAAACAAACTCCACCTATCCTCATTCCGTGATACATTCCATCACTTAAAAGTTTAGCTGCAGCAACGTGATCATTTTTTACAAGATGCTTTTCTAATATTGCTCCACCAATTGTTGTTGCCCCTAAAACTCCTAATGAAATAAATGTAGTTACCATATAAAACTCCCCTTTATAAACAGAATTTGAAATCCTTATGATACATGGGTTTATCGGCTTAATACCTTGGTAGTGTTACCTTGATAGATAACTTGATAGCTACTTTGATAGTACAAATACTAGTTACCTTGATAGCGATTAGGCTATTTACTTTGGTAGCTACTTTGGCAGCAACCTTGATACATCATATTGTGGATGGCTTGGACAATATGCCAAATCTTTTGTGCAATTGCGTATAGTTTTTTGCATTTTGGACAAGGATGATTAAAAAGGATTACGGAGGAGATTCATGTGTGGGGCAGAGGTATCGGTAGGCATAAAACAAAGCTAGCTAAATTTCTAGCTAACTACGATTATTCAATACAGGAGTTTTCCAAGGTGAGTAAAGTGAATAGAAATACGTTGGGCCAATTATGTAACGATAAAGATTATGTACCATCTCCAACTACTATGCAGAAGGTTATGAAGGTTGTTCGGAAGCATGAACCAAGAAAACAAGTAACCGACTTTTGGTATATGTAAAAAAAAGTGTAATTTTATAAAAAAAGGAGCTGTTTATATGGGTATGGAGCGAAAATCTGTTGAATATTTAATAGAAATAATGAATGAACGCATTCAATTCTTAACAGATAGCATTAATGATTTTGAAAATGAAATAAAAGCTGCTGATGGTTACGCAAAAGGGCATTTCAAAGGATATAATGCAGCCCGCCGAAGTGAAATTGAATTTATCCAACGACGAATAGAATTTTTAAATAAGGAATTAGAGGGGAAAAACAACGCAGAAAAAGCAGTTTAAAAAGAACGTACGCTCGTGTATAATGAACATAAATTACACGAATCGGGGGATCATCATGGAAAGTCAAAGCTGGGGAACACCTAAAATAAAAGGTCGTGGCATGGTGAAATGGCAACCGTTCGTTATCAAGACCTAAATTGTAAAAAGTCATAAAAAATAAAGTACCGAAACCAATTGTTAGTGAAGATATGCAAGAACAGATTGAACGTAGTCTTATTCAATCAATGCAATCTCATGAAGAAATATTAATTTCATACTACCGTGACGGGATGATTCAAGATATGTACATAAATGTTTTACACATCGAACCAATGCTAAAAACAGTGTATTGTACAGATGCATTTGGATTGAGTACGGAATTTAAATTTGATGAATTAGTGAATATAAATTAAAAAAGAGGGCCTACTCAAAGTTGAGTAGACCCTCTTTTTACTTAACTTCATACCTCCAACCTTTCATAGTGTTTAATTGAATTCCATTTTTGTTATCGAGTTCACAAAATATGACTAAAAGAATACCCTAAATTCTGATATATCAATTTACTCTGAAAACCAAATACCGTAATATAATAGATGTAATAATTTTACATAGGGGAAAGGGATGGAAAGTATGTTAAAAAAACTTAAAAAAATCATGGTCGTTGCTGCTGCAGCTGTTATGTTATCTGCTGGTTTCGCAACAGTCGCTCCTAAAGAAGCATCAGCGCATTGGTCAGATACCCAAATGAATTGGGCGATGAGAAACGGAATTATCACTGCTTATATGGCAGATAACCTAGCTACTCGACAAGATATGTGGTTAATGATCACTCGTTATAACCATGGAGGAGCAGTTAATGTAAGTTATGACGATGCTCGTAGACATGTAATAAACAATGGCATATCAGACGGTTCTCGTGGAACCAATTGGATCACACGTAGCGAAGCTGCTGCAATGGTATTACAAATGAGAAATAATAGTGTGTGGAGTCCAGAAAACGGATTCTATTTCTCAGATATTCGTGCAAAGCAATTGGGTATCTTTGATGGAACTCGTGGAAATGAATTTGCAACAAGAGCTGAAGTTGTGACTATGCTTTATAATGCACCTTGGTAAAATATAAAAATAGAACTATAAAAAAGGGGAGCTACTCTATGAGTAGCTCCCCTTTTTCTTGTTATTTCACATACACATAGGCTTCATTTGCTGTTACATAGTATGTTTTACCTTTACTATTGTGTACTTTATATTGCGGTGAGCCATTTACCCTTACTTTTGCATCAATTGTGAATCCTAAACCAGTATCTACAGAACCAGCAACATCTTTATCCTGCCAAGATGGAGCATCATAGAAACGTAGATTGTTAACTTTTGAAACAACACGCTTTCCAACAATAGAAGAATCTACTGTACTTTTCTTATTAAACTTCACATAAGATGAATCGTTCTTAATCCACTGATCTCCACCGAGATTTAACCAACCATCCTTTTCCGCCCACACAATATAAGATTCTGGTTTGTTTAGTTGACGAATCTTAGAATAACTTGTACCAGGTCCTTTACGTAAATTAACGTTGTAGCCTTCAATATAAGCAATACCGTCTGTTACAGCTGTTGGTACTTCTTCTGGTTTAGATGGTTTTTCAGGAACAGAAACATCAGCACTAGAATTATTATATGCTCGTTGTACATCCGCTCTAAATTGAGCTTCTGAAACGCCATGAGACTTTAAGTAATCAATTGGATCTTCATGATCTGTACCGCCAAGGTGATGAGTTACATCGCTATGTGTCCACAATCCTTTTTCTACAGATATCTTGTTATCTTTTAAAATTTCCGCTAAAAGTTTTACGTATTTTTCATATGAACGTTTGAATTTTGCATAGTCTGCTGTTTCACATAATTCAACGTGGACAAAACGCTTATTCGCAGCAGGTCCACCACCATAAGCAATGTACTTTGTATCAGCAATTTGGATTGTTTCATTCCAATCGACTGCATAATGAACGAATGCATTTCTCCATGTACGAGATTCATATTTTTGAATGTTAATAGCTGGAGCTTCTGGAGTCGCCGTAGAATGAGCTACAACGCCCTCGTAAGCACCAACACCGTAACGATATGGTTGTTTAGGTAAATCAGGAATAATAAGCGTTCTATCAGCAAAAGCACTTGTTGCAATAGATAAAACTAAAATAACCGCAAAGACTATAGAAGAAATATGTTTTAATGTCTTTTTCATTTTTCATCAACATCCTTTTTCATAATTTTTGTGTGATCAAATAGTCCACTTGCTGACAGTCCGATGATGATTCTTTGAAATACATTTGTTTTGATATCTCCGGCCAAAAATAAAACGCCTAGCACAATGCCAAGCGTTAAATTTAGTAACGGAACATATTTTGTTTGTAATCCAATTGTTTTTCCAATTTGCGAAAGACCTACTACAATGCCAATCATTACTGTAATTTCAAACATTACATACCACCTCATTTCAATAAGAAAGTAAGAGCAGCCCCAACAAGTCCACCTACAATAAGTCGTAAAATCCAGGTAGTATTTGCGCTAATTTTATCTAGTTGCTTGTTGATATTATCAATATCTTTCTCGTTGCCTGTTGTACGCATCTCCAAACTTTTAATCTCTAACCTTATTTCCTTAATTTCTTGCTTAATTTCTTGAACATCGCCTTTTACCTCTTGTAACCCTTCCACTTTAACCACCTCATTTCAAAATAAAAAGAGCAGCGAAATCGCTCCTCTTTGTTATAAAAACAATATTTTATTCAAAATTAAAAACAGCTCAGGGCTGCCCTACTTGCTTACATGTATTTAGTTAATACTGATCTGCTGATAATGCCCCCTCTATTACTCTATTTTCTACTTCTTCCACATGTTCAATTGTTACTTCATCAGAAGCCCCTGGTCTCTTTCCAGTTAGCTTTACATAATCGTCTGCACAGATATGACTTACTTTACCGAAAAGCTCAATCTCGTAAACTCTGCCACCCTTATTACATAAGTCACATGCAGTAGCAATGCGAATACTCAGCGTACCATCAGGAAGCCCCCAAACTTCTACTTTTGTATCTTCTTTGATACCGCAAAATTCTAGCATATCGTTTGGAATGCTAACGGTGACTTGATTTTCACCTTTCTTCAAATCAACTACTCTACCTAAGAATGGTGACTGTTCATTAGGTGGCATTGGACGCATAAATTTGTCTGGGTTCATACTCATCTCCCTCTCTATGTTCTAGAAGTCATATTTGTGAAATCAACATAATTCCATCGGCCATCATGGAAATACCACCCTAAACCTAAGCTACCATTTGTATAATGAATAGAACCTGCATTAGCACCAAAGTATCCACCACATACGTTAATCCCATTACATTCAATTGATTGTGTCGTTGCAACAGGATCTTTTGATTCAATCCGAAATCTATTTTCATTGTTGTAAATGTGACCGATGTAACTTCTACGTTCTCCACCGCCACGGGGATAAAAACTGAGTCCTGCACGATCGCTTCCAACGAGTGCCATCATTTCGCCATTACTTATGATTTCAAGTGGCGCATTCATATAGTTCCATTTGTTCACATGATTGTGGTAAATAACATTATCTTTTGTACCAAGTGCAATTGTAGAAAAAGGCAGTGTTCCGTTTACGAGTTGTCCATGTGTTGTATCCCAGTTATAAACGGAAGGAACGTCACCTTCCACCAACTGAACACCTGATACAGCAATTGCTTGCATATTATTTAAGAGCCCCTCGCCAAATAAATCGATATAAACATACCCATTTCCTTCTACATAGTTGCTCGGAACAGTGAAGGTTAAAGCGTATCTTACTATTTTTCCAGTTTGAATGCTTGGTGCATCGTAAGTTTTTGATGCTCGTCCAAGCTCCACGGGAGTGTCACCGTTATATTTACCGAATACCGCTCTCATGATTGGCTTGTTTGTAATGTTTACACGATTATCATTGGTAGTTGCTCTGAAATGAGCCGACAATGTGTATTTCTTACCTGGTTTTACCCCTTCAAATAATGTAAATCGAATCCAGTTTCCTAAATCTATCCGCATCGGATTAACCATTGGCTCATAATTATTAACCACTGGTTTCTCAATATATGGACTAGACATAATTGTCCATGTAGGACTGTATTCGATCTTCAAAAAATTATTATTAACAGTAGTAAAAGAAATGTGTGAAAAGTCATGATCTGGAATGAGATTCGTTCTTGGTGTTACTGAAAATTTCTGCCCGCGCTCATCTTCAAAAAAGAAGTCAGCCATTTTTGCTGTAATACCATTCTTATCGATCGTAACTTTCCCATTTTCGATTTTAATTACATCTGCATTAATACCTGTTGCAGTGAGCCATTTTACAATGGTATCAGCGTTGATTTTCAACTTCGCAACATCAATTTGAATCTGTTCTGCCGTCTGGTTAATAGCCGAGATAATATCGCCTTTTTGGACGGTACTAGTAATCGCTTTTTCAGTTACGTCAATACGTCCTGCTTGTTTTTCTACATACGCTTTATCCGCATATTTTCCGTCAGCCTGTTGTTTTGTATATACTTCGTTTTTTACTGCAGCAAGACTAATCCCCTGCGCATTGGCAGAAATAAGACGCTCTAGTTCAGTTGTTTTCTGATTGTAATCTAGTGTAGCTACTTTCTTTCCCACTTCTTCGATTAATTCATCCGTACCAGCAATATCAGCTGGATTTTCCATAAATGATGATGGTTTTTCACCAATTTGTAGCATAGGTTGCGCCATCCATAGACGACCATTTTTACGAACCCAAAACAGCACTTTAACTTTCTTTGTGCCTTCGACTAATAGCCCTGCCACATGTGTACGAATCCATGTACCTTGTGAAATAGTTATTTCTTGTAAGTAATTTTTAATCATTTTATTGTTTACATCGTAACACTGAAGTTCGATAGCAGCTCCGGCATCTATACTAGCTTTATTATCTGTATAAAAGTAAGCAGAGAAAACATAATTCCATCCAGGCCCAGCGTTTATATAATCGTGTGATGCCCCTTTATACAAATTACTCGCATTACCTGTAGTGATAACACTAAGTGAATTGCACCCCTTATAAGTTACTTGTGTATCTCTTGCTGCGTTTGAAGTTAATTGCCAATATTTCGTGTCGTTTTTCCACAAAACATTGCGTAAAACCGTTTGGTTACCAATTCCTCCAACGTAATCTTCAACATCTTTCATTTTTACAGCTAAATTCAGCGCATCAGAATGTTGTTTAATTGTAGATTGTGCTTCAGTAATCTGTTTACCTTGTGTCGTTTGTGTTTCTTGTAACTTGGTAACGTTTTGAGAAATACCTTCAGCGGTTTTCTCTACTGCTGTTACACGCTTATCAAATCCACTTTGATTATTGTCTACTTTTGTTACTGTTTCTTTGATTCCAATCACACTTTTTTCAATCTCGGTTGTTTTTTTTGTGAATTCATCATTTGTTACTTGATCTTCTGGTGCAGGTGTCCATCCAGTGGCTTTGTTCCCCTTTTCAAGTTTAAAGTTTTGAATAATGATTTTTGTTGTTTTAGCATCTATTCCCCAAAACTCTATTCTTGCTTGTCCAGCGTTACTAGGAATCTCCTGAATTTTAGTAGTGTAAGTAACCCTCTGAAAATCTTTATTTATGCCTGTAAAAACTTTTTGAGCAAAAGTATATTTTGGAGAACCATTAGCACCATAAAATTGAACCCTTCCCTCAGTGTTATCATTCGTGATAATTTTCACTTCGAAACTGAAGGTAACAGTTTGCTCAACTAATGTACTAAACAATGGATTTAAATCATATTTAAATATTCCATACGCTGAATTTGAAGCTACTTGTGTTGTTTCCCAATATTTCGTGTCTGATATTAAATTACGCACTCCTATTTCTTGCTCATCAAATTTCTTTTCTACACTTGTTAACTTCTCACTAATCTTTCCAGCTTGCTCCGTAATTTCAGTTGTTACTTTTTTGAAATCTGGTAGAGCAACTTGATCTTCTGGTGCAGGAAACCATGCAGCAGGTTTTATATTACCTTTCACAAGAACTAAATCTTTTACTGTGACAGAGAAATCTACGTTTTTTAATTCTGCAAGCGAATATATCCTAAATGCTGATGCACCGGTTTCAGATGCTTTAAAAGTATGAAAATAGTAAGCTCCCGTAGTAGTAACGTCTAGTATGCGAGTACCACTACCACTTTGCTCGCTACCGACTGAAATCTTTCCAGCTTTGTTAGCTTTAAGAAATACGAACCATGTATACTCTTCACCTGGTGTTAATTTCACTGTGTGTGGATTATAGAAACCATTTGACCAATTATCAATAAATTTAATTGTTGCAGCTTTTTTTGTACCTGATAAACTATCATCAATAACCGTAAGTGTTGGTTTTTGATTTGTCGGTTGACCAGAAGCTACATATTGCCCCCATCCATGTATTTCATCAGCAAACGAACCGTTTTTCTGAAAGTTTCTTGAACCTGATTCAAAACTATTTATCGTCTCTTGCACAGAGGAAATTGTCTTTTTCGTACCTTCCGCTGTTTGCTCGACTGTATTTAATTTATTGCTGATATCAGTATCTTTTTTAGTTAACGATTCAATAGATAATTTAAACCCATTAGAATCCTGCTCAAACTTTGTTACCTTTTTATCAATTTCACCCTGTTTATTTTGCACATCAGAAATGATACGACTAACACCTTGTAAGCTTTCTTTCACTTCATTAAATTGCCCTGTTGCTTGTTTTTGCGCTTCTTGAACCTTTTGATTTAATTCGCTTTTTGTGGTCTCGATATCTTTGCTCACTTGTTCCAACGTTTCTTTCTTAACGGATTCCACATCAGGAATAACAGGATCCCATTTGCCATCCTTCCACAATTTCAGAATACCCGGTTTCCCTTTACTAATATCTTGCCACAACGTCTTTCTATCCTTTAAGTTTGCTGTTGGTGGATTTACGCCTTCAATAATATCAACGGTATTATTCTTCAAGTTTTCAGCCACTTGTTCAGCAATTTTCTTCGCTGCTTCCGACTCTTTTCGAATGACTTCTGTTTCTGTTACATTTTCTTGAAGTTTCTTATCTAACAAATCTAGTAATTCTTTAGATGCTTTATTTGATAAGCTACCCATGATTTGTGCGTATAACCTATCGATAAGGCTTCGTGTATCTGCAATTTCACGATAGTCACCAAAGATATATTTATCTTTTGATGGATCAGTGTCACATTCATCAGCTGCGATTAACCTGGCTTCTAAGAAAAGTGGTGGACTAAACCCGGTATCTTTTATTCGTACCGTATCGCCTTTATGAACCGCTTCATGAGATAAACCGAACACTCTTTCAAGTGCAACTGCATCAACTTCATATAAAGTAGAACTATTAATTCGCTTCTTTAATTCTGCTTCAGTTAACTGTTTGAGTCGTTGCTTTGTCATATCTTGATCTTCTGTTTGCGGTGAATAAATATCAAATAAATGCTTGCCGTCTTTCGACCAACGTTGTAACGCATCGTTATTACTTACGTACAACTTTCCACCGTTGATATCTTCAAAAGTCAGAAACTCTTCTTTCCCAGTATCAGGATTTTCTTTAGATGGCCCAACACCTACAAGAGCGGTTACTACATTTTGGCTATTCTCAATACGACGTATGCCTTGTACATCTTTTCCTAGTACGAATTCTTTCCCATTGTCACGGCCAATCTTTTTTATTAAATCTACATAACGACCGACAATAAAAGAACCCTGTATTTCTGTTCTAAAACGAATCTCAAGTTCAAAAGTAGATGCGATTTGTTTTAAGAAATCAAGCGGGTTTGTGAAATCCTTAATATGAATAGTCCGTATACCACTATACTCAGTGTCCCCACGCTTCCACTCAGTCCCTTCCAAGGCGAAATCAACAGCCTGATTAATTGTGGATGCTTGTAAGGTCTGTGGCTTAATTACTGCCGCTTTCTTTAACTTTGTATGTTCTCCAAGTGCGTGAATTTTTTTAGAGCGTTCTACTGAATCTTGCTCTGCTTCCGTAATAACGTAAGAAACAAAAGTACCATCTCTAGTTTGTTTTACGATAAGGTTTTGCTGTACAAGAGAAGCTGATATTTTTGTTCCGTCCATTGTATTGAACTCTAATTGGTCTATATTATTTTTAAGCTCCCACTGGCGAATATCGTTCCAGTAGTCTTTTTCTTGAATAACACCAATGATTTTCTCTGTTTTGAAATCCACAATGTGTAATAGATTATTTGCTTTACTCATTTGTAACGCTCCCTATATGTGGCATCTACCTGTCCAATGTTGTTAGGGAATATTTCGATATCATTATTGCCTTTTTCTACACGTATATAGTCACTCATAAAATCTTTTGTATGAATTGCATCTGCTCCATTAATACGTATACTTGCATCCGATGAATCGATTTCTACAAGATCACCTTTTTGAACAATGTAAGGTATTTGACGTTCTGTATTGCTATTTACCTTTTGCACTTTAATATCATGCACAGCTGCAGTTAATGATGGTGCATCATTAAACGAACATATATGAACAACAATTTGAGCTACCTTTTTCATAAAGCTATTGCCCGTATCCCACCATTGGGCGAATTTTTCTGTATGGTAATTTCCTTTTTCATCAAGCAAGGCAATATCACCTTGCCAATAGTTCCCTACTCGTGCAATGTGTAGACGTCCATAAAAATTATTCCAAGTTGAACGATAATAACCAGTTTCCGCTATAATTAGATGATTGTAGTCACCGTTTCCCGCCATAACCTCACCAAAATTTTCGCTAGAATTTCTATATGCATCGAACATACCTACTTTTCCAACTACAACGCTGCTTTCATCTAATAAATAAAGTTCTACACGTCCCATAGTTTCAGGGTTTAAGTTTCGACATTCAACTATTGCATCAAGTGTGAAATCTTGTAGCGGTCCACCTGTAATGCTTTTTTTCACCGCTGGCCCATGCCAAAATTGCCCTTGACCGTAATCAGATGGCATGATACGTGCGCCATCCGCTATCATTTTACCTGCTACAATTCCGTAATCAGAAACAAAATCTTTCCCCACTTCCGTCCAACCTACTAGAGAATTCGCCTTATCATGCATAACCAATTCATACCGACTTATTGGTGTTTCATCTACCTTAACTGGATACCCTATACGAAAATGTTGATCTCCATTTTTGTTTATAATATCGATGAATGTGGAAGGGTTCTCTACTTGTATCTTGAAATTTGGTTCTGAAAATACACTTCCTTCATTCAAAACATTCATTTTAATAGTATTATTTGGTTCTAGTTTTACTTTTGCATTTCGAATTGGTCCTAATTTATATGGCATTGGACAAATGAAAATTAAAGTTCCTTCGCCGATATTAACTATCTGGTTTAAATCCAAAGTTTCATCTACAACAGCTAAAAATGTACGATCTTTTTCATCATCAAAAATAAGCTCGCACGGTTGATCCGTAACGAGCCAATCTGCTATTTCTTCTTTTAGTTTTTCAGCTTCTTCAGCCGAATCATATAATAATGCCACTGGTACAATTACTTTTCTCATTTTAGTTTGTGTACGCAGTAACCTACCACCTGGATAATGTGGGACTTCAAGAAATGTACGCTCCAAAGGAGCCCATGCAGGGCGCTTTTTACCCTGCAATGGAATTACATTTGAATTTCTTTTTCCGTTAAAACTAAAGAAACTAATTCCGGTCATATCATCACCTACCTAAAATACTTTCAATCTTTCTTTCTTGCGTTCTTGGAATTCATTAACATCAGAGTAAATTTCTTTTGCTATTTCTCTGCCATTTAAATTAATTTGCAAAACAGTTGGCCCTTGCGATGCATATTGCGCTCCTTGCTGTTGCTTTAATGGTAATGAACTCATGATTCCATTGGCGATAGCATCAAACGTTTGCTTACGCAATGGTAATACTGTTTCATCGTACCCACGCGCATCGCCAACGCCCACAAGTGTAGGGTTACCAGGCTTGATTAACGCGCCATTTGCTGCCCATTTAACATCGAAAGATGGTAGACCTTCACTTGCCCATTTCGTAGGATTCAAAGAACCATTTACACTGATTTTAGGTACTGGAATGTGAATACCGCTGAACATATTCGCTACACCGTTTTTAATTTTATCAATCCAACCCATAATTCCACTCCAGGCTTCTTTAATCGGATTGATAAGTTTGTCTTTAATTTTCATGGCAGCTTCACCGATATCAAATGCCATGCGAACTACAGAAGCGATTGGTTCCTTGATAAATGTCTGGAAATACCCAACAACAGTAGACCACATACTACTAATCGTAGAACCAAAGGAAGATGCCAGCCCTTTTACAGCACTAAATATTTGTTTAACGAACACAAATTGAATAAGCCCCCAAATTAATTGGATGGCTCCATTAAAAATCTGCTTTATTCCTTCCCACATTCCAGAAAAATCGCCGGTTAAAACAGATGCGAAAAGCTTTATAATCCCCATAATGAGATTTACGGCACCCTGGATAATATCTTTTATAGCAGACCAGGTAGATTGTACAATTGACATCACGACTGGCATCACAAAAGCTATAATAGATTGAATGATTGAAAACGCATTTTGTACAGCTTGTACTATTTGGTTACCGTTTTGTTGCCAAAATGCAGCTATTTGCGAGATTATTCCGTTCACAAAGTTAAGAACATCAGTTAGTAACGGCATCACGTATGGAAGGATTGTGCCCCATACATTTTTGATAAAATCTATCGTTGCACCGATAATTCCCATGATCACAGGAGCAGCTGCGGATATTACAGATTGCATATTCGCTATAAAATTACTTATTTGAGCATGTACATCTTGAACAAACATGATAATATTCGCTTTTTGTTCAGGTGAAAACCCTAACTTATCTAAGAAATTGCTAGCAGCTCCCCAGTCCCCTGATATCAGTGCTTTCATGGTTTCTATGCCATACTGCACAGCAGCGGCAGTTTCTTGTATAAACTGAATCGCATTAGCTGAAAAGCCTAGTTTGGTAAGTATGTCATAACCTTCAACCAGTGCATTTCTATCCCCAGTTGCCGCAATCCAGAATTGCTCAATAGCAGCGCCGACTTGTTGGATGATGCCAATCGCATCACGAAGTGGTTCGAATACTTTATTCATGGCTTCTTGTCGTTGTCTCGTTTGTTCAATACCTTGTTGGAGTTTTTGATATTCAACTTCAGATTGATCGAGGATTTTGTTGGCTTCCTCTTGAGTCATGGACCCTTCCTCGACCTTCATTTTTAACTCTTCTTTTTTCTGAGCTAACATACCATCTGCGTTCATCATATCTTCAGCGTGCTTCTTAGCCAAAGCTAGCTTTTCATTATACTCTTGTTGCGTTATCTTCCCCTTTTTAAGATTCATATCAAGAATAGCTTTAGATTGGGCTAACTGCTGATCAGTTTGTTGCATTAATTTAGCTGCTTCAACAGCACGCCCAGATGGATCAAGCCAGTCAGTAAGAGATTTAACAGCACTATTAGTTCCGTTTGTCATTGCGACAAGTGCTGGCTCAACGTGCGAGAAAACAACAAGTCCTAAATTTTCTAATTGTGATTTAACGCCATCGACTGCGCCTGATAAGTTATTTGCCATTGTTTCAGCCATAACTTTTGCAGAACCTTCAGCTGTTTCGAGGTTATTTACCATATCATCAAAGGCAGGTTTACCACCCTTAATAACTTGAATCCATCCCGCATACGCTTCTTCACCGAAAATTGCTTTTGCAGCAGCGATTTGTTGAGCATCAGTTAACTTCCCAAACCCATCGTGTAATTGCCCGATGATTTCATTCATTGGTTTCAAGTTACCTTGTGAATCTTTAACTGTCACATTTAATGCTGATAATGATTTAGCCGCTTCTTTTGGCGGTGCAGCTAATCGAGATAAGCCAGCACGTAATGCAGTACCAGCCATAGAAGCTTTAATACCGTTATTTGCAAAAATCTGAGCAATTGCAGCTGTTTGTTCGATGTTTAAACCGAATGTAGCAGCTACAGGAGCTGCATATTTCATAGTCTCGCCAAGCTGTTCAACGTTTAAATTAGCAGTCGCTTGGGCTAATGCGAATACATCAGCTGCTCGTCCTGCTTCTGAAGCTTTCATTCCGAATGGAGTCATTGTATCCAATTTGTTATCGTAAAGGTTCTTTATCCTTTACCTCTTACACTTTTCCATCGCGTAAGTTCAGACTATATCATCACCTTCAGATTTCCTGTTAAGGTGTCAGGCGCTCGTGTCACTTTACTGTCTGTTCTAGACTCCGTGTGTTAGTCGTTGAACCTTCTTCACATCCCTGTGAAGCTTGGCTGCTGATTACCCATATAAAGGAGGGCTTCCAGCAATTCACCTGATATTTTTAGAAGCTAGTTTCCTAGCAACTGACCAATAAAATTAGTCACAATGTCACTCGCTTTTGCAAGGTCTAGCGCACCAGCAGTCGCTAAGTCAAGTAGTGGTTTACTAGCTGCAATCATTTGGTTAGAATCCCAACCTGCAAGAGCCATATATTCATAGGCTTGAGCTACGTTTGTAGCTGACCAACGTGTTTCAGCACCTAATTTGCGTGCATTAGCTCCAAGCTCAGCCATTTGTAGTCCGTTTGAACGAGAAAGCGCTTCTACCTTTGACATTTGTTTCGTATACTCAGAACCAACATGAACTACACCAGCAATAGCTGCACCTACACCGACAGCTATACCTACTAATCCACCAATTGCAATGGCTGCCCCTCCGACAGAAGCCCCTAGTCCAACTGCCGCTTGCCCGACTTGTCCAAATCCACGCCCTAAAATGCCAGTAGTTCTCTGTCCGCTTCTTTCAGCATTAGTCAACCCTCTTTGTAACTGATCGTCTTTTAAGAAGATTGACCCAAACATCTTGAATAATTCCATCTATTCACCCGCCTTTCCGCGGATTTCCGCAACGCGAGCAAACACTTCTTCTTTTGTAAGTTTCTGTTTCGGTGTTTGTTCGATTGATTTGTTATATTGTTGAACCTGTTCTTGTGTAGGATTTTCACGCTTATGTTTGAATTGAGGAAATGTTTCATCACAATACGGCTGTAAAGCGCACCACTCTTCCCACAACATACGATTCATTTCTTTTTTCTTTGCGGTGAGATACAAATTAATAACTATTTCGGCATCCAAACCGCGTATGTAATCCATGTTTGGATATCGAGAAGCTAATGTATCAATGAAGTCTATTTCATCAAGTTCACCGCATTGGAAAAAAGTTTAACCAACCCAACTTCTGAATCCTTGATTGCAGTAAACAACTTAACTAACTCTTTTAGATTTAAAGTTCGTATTGTTTCCCAATCTGGTGATGTCTTTTTCCTGTTTTCATCTTCATATACTAACAGTCCAGAAATGAACTCAAAAAATTCTTGTTCTGCTTCTTCTAATCCAAAGATGAATTTCATGATAATGTCGTACCCAAAAGTCTCTTGTGCAGCTAAAACATCTTCCTTTGTTGCGCCCTCTTTATTTCGGACACCCATCATTAAATCTTTTAATAAGTTAGTATCAATCTTGAATTTTGATTTCTTTAAAATACGAACGACGGAAAATAAATCTCCACCATGAATTTGCCTTACTGCGTATTCTTTTTCTTGAATTGTTATTGCCATGCTTATTCCTCCTTAAAATAAAAAGAGCAGGGGATAATCCCTACTCTTTAATCGTTTAACCTAATAATTTTGTTGCTTCTGCTGCTTTTAAAATACGTTTCTTCCATGGCACTTTTCGGATGTTTTCCGGATCACGATGCCCTGTGAATGTTATCTCTGGAACAACTTCACTTTCATTTTCAAATGATAATTCTAAAGAACCATCAGATAGCGCGTTATATACGATGATTTCAACAATATCGCCGCCTAATGTTTCACCAACCCAAGCTACGTTTTTAAGATAGCTTTCTTTAGTAAGACGTTCTGTAGCTTCGATTACATCATATTTGATCGTTTTCCCATCTTTCGTAACAGTTTCTTCTGAAACTTTTAATCCAGCGATGAAATTCTTGATTTTTTCTTTATCAAGGAATTCGAGAGTTTTAAAGCTTATTTGCGTTTTTGATTTAGTGATACGTTTCATTCCCATAGTGTCACCAGGAGAACCGTCATAATCAATTTCTTTAAACTCTGGTTCGTATTTAAATGAACCACCGCCTTGTGTTGCTCCTACTTTCAATTCGTCTTTCTCTTCCCCGTAATTGAAGTAAAACGCCCCCCAATCTCCGAAGAGAATATTTTCTGGTTTTGGTTGTGGAGCTGCCATCCAATCAATCCTCTCTATTGTTTAAAATAAGTTCTTAAAATGAATCGTACTTCTTTGCGTCTTATATGTGGGTCTGAATCAGGTACTTTCTGACTCGAAAGATAAGAAATAGCAGCACCAAATTGAGCGCTGCTTAATCTCTTTCTATGAAGATTGTTTTCTAACTCCGTAATTAGTTGGTCAATCTTCGCTATATGAGCAGAAGTTCCATAAATATCAATTGTAAGCATAATATTCTTTCTTCCCCAAGGTTCTTTATCATCATTTACCATGTACACCAGATAAGGCATATCAGCAGTTGTTTTCGCAATCTCATAGTACGACTCTTTATGAGTCTGTTTTAATTCACTGTGTAATATATTTATAAAGTCATTCATGTATCTACCTCATTAATGACGAATAGGTTCGTGTTCCAACTTGTGTAATCATCGGCTTATTATTCTCTGCTGCTGGCCTAAGAAATGGTTGTGCGTGTTGTCCTTGTGTTTTAACCATTTTCCCAGTTTTAGGGTCACGGTACATCCAGGGAGTCTGACGCCCATTTCCATCCTCGGCATAGATCCCTGTGCCTTTCTCGACGTAAATTCCATAATCAGCAGAAGTTCCAATAACAACCTTTTCTAGTTCCGCTTTTGAACTAATACTGTTTCTTAGATTACTAGTATCTACAGCAGCAAGTAACTTTGCTTTAGAAGTAACAAATTGACCAATAGCAGTATGAGCAGCCTTTTTAGCTGCTAAGTGTCTTGCCATTACCGCAGCTCTATTCGATTGGAACTTCATGCTCATATGGCAACATCTCCAATTCTATTTGAAGGAATCTACCTGCATTCATTGGATCACCAGGATACGTAACACTGTATACCTTCTTATCAATAACTAATCTATCTTGAATCGTTATATCAAATGGTAAACAGTAAAAGAAATGTGTACTTTTCTCCTCCACTTTCTTATTACGAGCATCCTTTTCACCTTGGATAGCATCCAACACACCTTTTACATTGTTGATTTCTTCCCATTCTTCTGTTGGATATGGTCCATCATCAGACCCAACATTACAGAGTACAGTAGCTTCTTTACCAAACTTACGAATCATGGATTGAATCATAAGACACGCAACCTCACTTTCAGTCCTTTCGTAACGCTCACTGGATAATCTCCCACATCGTCATAAGTAACAGAATAGTTACCTAACGATTCACTTTTCTTCCCTTCTCTTTCTTGCTCCCTATACTCATAAACTACCATCTTTGCGATGATACCAGGATAAGCAGGAGGGAATTCAGGAATTGTTCTGTTTGTGTACTCAGCAACGATTAACATTGTATCTTCAATGCTTATTAATAAGTTTTCCTCACCTATATTGGGTACCTGCAACTTTACACGCTTTAGGATTTCTACTTTTATATCCACCTACTCACCTACTTGTGTAGGGGCTACGCGACGTTTCTTTTTAACTATTTCTGTTTTTGGTTCATCGACCTCTTCATATGTCGGATCCTTTTTACATCGATTCAATTGGTCCGCATCAGTTACTTCCCATGTAATTCCCGTATCTTTGTTTAAAAACCAAGCCATAATTATCTCTCCTTTCTAAAAAAAATAGGAGCAGGGATTATCCTGCTCCTATTACTTAATTGTTGCTGTAAGAACTGCTAGAGATTCTGGACGAAGAACACCAGAACCATATACCATTAAACCACGAATACCATCAGCAAATGCTCCTTGTAAACGCATCGCTTCCGTTTCGTTTAATTGTGTACCATGTCCAATTGCAGATTTATGAAGTCCTAAGATTTTATATTTTCCTTCAGTGGCAGAAATTTCTTCCGACACAACAATTTGTGAACCATTAATAATTTGTCCCTCAACAACACCATTTGTTAAAATGACTGGCTGTCTTGTAAAACGATCATCCTTAGAAAGTAGACCAAGAACTTGTGAGTTAATGATTGTAAAGCGCTCTTCTTTTGGTACTTTCTTTTTATTAAGTGCAGTATTCAAATCTACAATATAATCATATACATTCGTTTTATTTAACTCGATTGGCGTTGTATCATCACCGAGTGTATTATCAGCATGAGCACCAGTATATAAGCCTAATACATATTTATCAGCTGTTTCTTGAAGGATTGCTGCCGCTTCTTGTGTATGCGGATCAATTAAGTCTCCTGCCGATTGCACTTCGTCTACATCATCCACTTGGAAAGCGAAGTATTTCTTCTGATCCATATTAATTTCTTTTTTAAGCGTATTTACGCCATCCCATTCAACCGAACCCGAATAATCCTTTACATTTACAGCGCCAACACGGTTAAATATAAGTTTATTACCTTCGATTTTTGTTGGTGCTGTTGTAATTAAATTAGCGATAGAACGTTTATGGAAGTTTGCCATTAAACGAGCTTCCCAAATTGTTCGAATAAAATTTGATACTGTCATATATTATTTCCTCCTTATTTGTTCCATGTTTTCATAGATTGCTGAATTTGTACCCAGTTCGCATTAATTTCTGACTGACTCATTGAAGCGACATGCTCTTTAGTGAAACCTCCACCAGAACCACTTCCAGCATGAATCTCTCTCCCAGCGGCTTTAAATCTTTCAGCTACTTTTACTTCCAACGCAGAAGAGAACAAGTCATTAAACTTCGATACTCTAACTTTTGTATCTTCTACATCTGAACCAATAACAAAGTCTACAAATTTAAGATCTAGTCCAATCGCCGATAAACCATCCGCAGCGGCACTTTGCATCTCTTTTTGGTGAAGTACTCGCTCTCTTTCTTCTAATTGGTCTTGAAGTTGCTTCATTTCATATTCAGCTTTTTCTTGTGCGGTCATAGAGGCTGTTTTATAGTTTTCTAATTCTTTTTTTGTTGCATTGAGCTCCTTTGAATATTTTGAACGGACTCGATCTTCTGCTGATTGCACCATTTTTTCTATAAATGCTTTAGTTGCACCCTCTAGTTTTGGTTCTTTATGCTCATCAACAGGCTGTATTTGTTCTTCTGATGGCTTTTGTTCTTCCGGTGATGTTTGTTCTTCAATCAACTTATCATCTGCTGGCAATCCTTGATCAGAGAAAAATTGTAAATTCTCCATGCGTAAAGGTGATTTAACTTTCTTTTTCCCCTTAAAAAACTGTACTGGTAAATCCTTAACTAAATATTGTTTCATCATTATTCCTCCTCTGAGTTCCTATGAATACGCCCTGTTAAGTTCGCAATCTATAAGCCCTCATGTTTTTTTATTCAATAGAGTCTTTCCACTTTTCATAACTAACTGCTGCAATCACTTCATTCCTACCTGTTGTTGGGTTTCTAGCCCTCCTCTCAATGAATGGACTAACATCCGCTACCTCAGTAATAAATGTACAGCGGCAACGAACAACTTCTTTAGCAGGTAAATTGCTATCATGTGGATATTCACAGCTATAACCACCGACTTTAAATAAATCTTTAAACGGTACTTTCTGATGATCTGCCGCTTGATGAGTAGGACGTGTACGTTTATCTAATGTAGAAATCCAAATCTTCTCCATTGATACACCTTCATCGAAAGCATGAGAGGCACTGTCATAGGTACCTAAGTTTTGCACCCTAGCACTTTCTGTCCATGCAACCATTTTTGCTTTCTTCGCATCACCATCAAGTATCGATTTAATACGATTAGCCATGACTGCATATCCTTCACCTTTTCTAAGACCAATAGATAATTCTCTTCGTATCCGGTTAACTATCTGCACTCGATGTGCACTTAACCTTTGATTGAGTGTCATTTTATCGATTGGCATTTGTACCGCTCGTTTAATGACGTTCGGGTCAAGAAGACCATACGAAAGAGCCACGCCGACTTCTTTCTCGATGAGATAACTCGTATAATAAAAAGACTCTCCATACTGATTGGAGAGCATTTCATTGAGAGATTTCTTTTTCTCATATGTTATTTCATTAATAACTTGTTGCAGTTCACTTTGCATGCTCTTATATCGATTGAATCGGCGCATTTCCTGCATACTCAACTGCTCATTTACCGCATATTTGGCATAATAAAAAGCCAGTATTCCTCTGACTTCCTCTAAAGCATCTTTATACAGGTAAAGTATCGCCTTTTCCAGTTCGTCCTCTATCTTTTGAAGGTGTTTCTGTTTCTTGTCCCAGTCCATTAGTATCACCGCCTTTATAAACGGAATCTAAATTGATGGAATCAGCCTCTTCTTCTAGCATCTTCTGTATCTCTGCTTTAGGATCGTGAACAGCAGAAAATAAAGATAACCGTGTTTCTTCACTCATCAAACCTTGCAACTTCCCTTGTACATCAGCTTCATCAGCTAGGTTTACTGGAATATTTCGTGTGAATTGGAATGTCATACATAAGTAATCTAACTCAGATTTATTCGATCGTAAGTTCCAAGCATCAAATAGTAACTTAAATTGTTGACGCAATGACTTAGTAAACTTCACTTCTAATGTTCCTGATTTCGTTTCTAAAGCTAAAAGCTTGTAGCGAATTGCGACACCCGTAAGGTTAGAACCAAACGATTCATCAGTAAGATTTACATGCTTGGTGAAGCGACATATATTTTTTTCTAACCTGTCTAAATGGTGTTCTAAAATATCATCATTTAGGTTTTTAGTTAAAAAAGACGCTTCGCCATTTTCACCAACATCAAGAGCGCCTGTTTTCTTTAAATCTTCAACAGTATTCTCATCTATATCAACGCCTTTAAAAATCATATAAGCCAAGCGGAACTGCTCGATTTCACTGTTAACATCAGAAAACGCTCTATCGTACCCCTCAATAAGTGATATAGCTTTATCAACATCCCCCTGCAATTCTTCATTGTTCGGGAATCCAATAAGAGGCACACTTTTGTATAAGTTAGGGATACGGTTTATTTCTACTAACTTATCTAAATCTTCACCAGTGTACTCAATAATGTTTGTTTCATTGTAGAACTCTACTTTGTATCCGTCTTTGAAATCATCTCCATCAATTACTTTGATTGGATAGCAGCGGATAGCATAGTTAGGTTCTGCAATGCTTGAATTCGTAAGAAATATAGCTTCATAAGGTTTGATATTCATAACCTTTTCTATGCCTTCTTTATCGTGATACAGTAGTCTCGCTCCGTATCCACAAATAGAAGCGAACTTCCCTGTTTCCGCATCAGCATCTTCAGTATGATTTGCTTTTAAGAAGTCCTGGATTCGTTTTAGTACCTCATCATCGTCATGATCTAAGCTATATGAAATGGGTAAACCAAACATATAACCAATCTTTGTATCTATAATTTCAGAAAAGAAATCATTATTTAACTTATTGTTCACCTTATCTTTATTACCATCACCTTTAAACTCGCGAGTAAAGATAGGCACACCCTTTTCACTTGCTTTGTAGCGTTCGTACCTGTTAGTCATGCGTTGTTTTAATGGTTCAAACTCATCGATAATTCTCTTGAGTAGCTTTGGTGTAGGCTCGCCATTTTGTTCATCCAGTAAAGGAATATAATGTTCAAACATCGTCTCACCTCCTTAATAGATTGATCTAACTGCTTTTGCTTTTCTGTTACGACGTTTTTCTTCAATGATATAGCGTAGTGCTGCCATAGCATCGTCAAACACTTCTACAGGTTCGTCTAAATATAAACCTGTCTTCGAATCCTTTTTCCATTTCCATTGTTGTATTTCTGCAATGGTATTTACGCAGGAAGGATGAATGTGTATTTTTAATGTTTTCAAATAGTCTATTTGAGCTTTTACGCTGTTTGGGTTCTTAACAACAGCAGTAGCTTTGTATCCTGCTTTCTTCCACATCTTAATACGATCTGGTTCAGCAGAATCACAATACATAAACAAACGGTTGTTTAAACCTTGTTTATCTGCAATCTCAATGATCTCATTCGTGTCTTTTTCATGGACGTATATCTCATTGCAAATATATAACTCTCCATCTTTCCAACCGCCTGTAAGAATAGCGTTAGCATGGTTAAATCCAAAGTCTTGGCTATGATTCATAGAGTCGAATCGTTCAAATGAAGTATCAAAGTCATGAACTTTATAATTTTTAAGGATTACACCGCCAATTTCCCCCCAGTCACCCTCTCCGTATACTTGGTATCCTTCTGGGTCCTGCTCTTTACGCAGCATCATGCGTCGATGATACGCATCGTCAATGAACCTGTTTGTTAAATAAGTAGAATGGTGAGTAAAAATGTCCGGATGTTCAATGTCAAAGTATTTCTTCTTGATCCAGTGAGTTGATGATACAGGGTTAAATGTAAATGTAATCTGATAGTAAAGATTTTCGTTTGGCAATATACCACGCAAACGGTCATCAAGAATATCAATATCATTTTCTTTTAACTCAGTTGATTCTTCTATCCATATCCATGTTAATTTACCATGCTCGAACGTAATCGATTTAACCTTTTCACGCTCGTTATCATCCTTCATACCGCGGAAAATAATCATATTCCCTGTTGTTTTACAGACCATTTCTAAAGGGCTTTGCCTGATGGTCCAGTATTTACTGGCTTTCTTACCAAATATGATGTTAATCGCCTTTCTTAATTCTGCATAAGTAGAATGACGATTAGTAACATCTATTTTTCGTACAACAAGTAAATTAGCGCCTTGGTATTTAGGATCGGATAATTTAAGAATGTAATCTTGTGCGATATTAGTAGACTTCCCACTACCAGCAGAACCTTTTAAAGCCCTGTAACGCTTCCTACATTCATTAACTGGTTTGAAAATACGATTGAACTGTACTTTCGTTTTACTCATCTTTATCACCATAATCAACAGTAATCTCGATAGTTGAATCATCGTCACCATCATCAATACGTTTGATTTCGGCTTTAGTCTTCTCCATCTGTACTTTCTGTGCTTCTTGCTGCATGTGTAATCTTTCCTCATCAACTTTTCGTTTAAAGTTGTCAGGGAATAAATCAAAGTATAATGACAGTTTGTCCAGAGCCTTCATTTTGTCAGCGAGCTTAATGGAAATGCCGTCACGCCCCTGCTTCACTTCAGTAATTATTGAGCCATCTATCATATCAGACTCAGCTAAATCAACAAAGTTCATCATACGTGTTTCTGTAATAAACTCTGTCACTTCATTCCCTTCTTCATCTACTGATGTTTTTTCTAATGGTTCTAGTTCAACTTCTCTTTGGCCAAAAGTCACATAGTTAGTAATATCAGCAAAAGCAATCTTAATGTACTCTTTTAGCACATCCATCGCTTCCACAAATACATTTTCAACTAACTCACCTTTAAGCTCTTTTATATAGGAAGAAACTCGTTCACGTCTTAGTAATCGACTAGCCTGTACATGAGCACCGTCTTTGGAGTAACCGCTTTTAAGTGCGGCTTGTGTACCATTGAAGTATTTCACGTAATACAAACAAAAGAGCCGTTCCTTTTCGGTCAGCTCTTCATCCTCTAAAATCTCTTTTAATTTTTCTTTTGTTTTGGGATTTTTAACATTAGTAACGCTCCTTTTCGCAATAGTTACGTTACCATTTATTTTTTCATCCCATTTGTCTTGAGATTTCCACTTTCTGATTTGTGAAGGATTCTTTATTCCTAACTCTTCAGCAATCTCAACCAGTGGTTTCTCACCTTTACTTAATTTATATATTTCAAATGCTTTGTCACGATCTGGGCTTCGTTGCCTAGCCATATTCACCACCTCGCGGTAATCCCCAATTTAGTCTTGAAAATCTCTCAAACTCGATGTATTATATTTTTGTGTTTTTCTCTTTCCTAATCCGAGAAAACATCATCACTTTTGAAAAGGACCCGAACTCCAGCGGGTTCTTTTTTTGTAAAATAAAAAAAGCAACGGATTTGATACTTTAATTAATACACTTTAAATCAATGTATATTTCATAATAAATTAGTGAAAATGTATACATAGGTAAATAGAGAAGAATATAGTCTTCTTACAGAACAATATATAATTATATCTATTTATAATTTATACAAAAAATACGTCTACATATCTATATACAAATATAATTTGTATATCATCTCTATTTTTGTCCCGGACTATATTCTTTTACTAATACGTCTCTTGAATGTAAATTAGATTTTTCAGGACCGACAATACCTTCTTCTTCTAAACGTTCTACTATCGTAGCCCCTGCGGTGTAACCAATTCGAAATCTACGTTGAATGAAAGAAACAGATACTTTTTGATGTTCAATGACAAATTGTTTAGCGTGCTCATACACTCTTTCTACTACTTCTTTAGTCTTACTATCTAACATATTTCCGCCTCCTCTATTTCCGTTCGTTGTGTTCGTTTGTTTTGTAAAACAAGACAAATCTATCAATTCTATTAAATTAATCAATTTAACCATTACATATTATCGTTTTATTCATATACTGTATTAGATTGCTAGAAAGGAGGCGTAAGCATGGACAGTTGTGTTTTGTTCGTTAATGGACAACCTTTTTTAGTGGTCTCAGTTGCTGGAATCGAAATTGCTAGATTAGAACTTTCTCTTCAAGTAGCATTGACTTTAATAGCATTAGGGATTCCAATTTGTGCGTAAACCTTAGGTATTTATTAAAAAGAGGGCTTTAGTCCTCTTTTTTATTTCTCCCCTTATCTTTCCTTAACAACAAACAAGACGCCACCCAGATCACGGCAGCGCCTACGATAATTACTATTGGTTTCATCACTAATTTACCAACAATCCTAATTGACGTAGGATTTCTGAGAACGAATAACCATACGCAAAACCTACAATACGAATTCCTGGAGTGTATCTATGTTCTAAATCTTCATTGTACGTTTTCTTATAATATGCTAGTTTAGAATCAATGTTATGTTTGTCGTTAATAATTACTTCATCGCTAGGAATTCCATCCATTTCAATTAGAACAGCTACATACTCTGCTTCTTCATATAAAGCTTCATTAAAACACTTTTCTAACTCTTCTAATGTTATACCCATCACTCCCCTTCTAATTAAATGTCTGTTTTTCTCAATAAAAAAGAGCATCCACGTCAGTAGATGCTGAAATATGTGAATGGCTTCTCAATGAGCATTGAATAGGATATAAGCGGTTAGCTTGTCCTACACTATACTATATGATTTCATTATTAAAATGGTTCATCAAAAAGGCACCTTATTCAGGTGCCTTTTCGTGAACATAGGGGTAACACTAAAACGCAGCAATAATCCTAATATCGTGGTGTCAATATCATTCTATGCTCCATATTTCTTTATATGCTTAGTGGTTAATATATAATTTCTATATAACAAAGAAAAAAGCACCCGTTATGGATGCTATTGATCATTATAGTTACGTTGCAAAATGATATTTAGTTCTTTTTCTGGTTCCTCGTTTTTGGAATGCCGATAATACTCCAATTTATAATTCTTTACATCATAATTAAAGAGACCTATTTTAATACTGTTAGTTTCTTTCAAAACAGCCATTAAACTAGCTACATCCTCATTTTTCGAATCAAGAATCAATTCTCCAGATTCGCTCCTAAAAAACACTCTCATACACTCATCCCCTTTCCTACTATCTATTCGATAGAAAAAGAGAATATCCTACAAAACAAAAAGCTATCACCAAAGTGACAGCTTTCAAGGGGATGGGAGAAAAGAGAGAAAACAAATGGCAATAAGTATCTCTTCATTTAAGGATGAGAACTCTCACCCTTCTCCAAGCCATCGCATCATGTGATTTTTTAGCTCTTATTAGCTACGCGCTTTACGCTCGGTGATTGGGAGAAGACTAAGAATCTTCTCGTTTTAAGACCGTGGACTCGAGAGCTATGGGGTAACTCTCTTATAAAGGTTTTTTAATTTATATCAAGACGTGTACTTTTCTTCCGACGCCTTGTTTGAACCAATACACTAAAGGTACGGAAGGGGAATGTTTCCGCTGAATTGGCTCAAACAAAGAGCGGAAGCTCTCTGCATAGCGAAAATTCGTGAGTAATCGCTATAAGTGTAATGCCTGTCCAAATTGATGAAGAAGCCCTTTATTCTTGTTTTTCTTTTTAAAAACGCGATGTTCATCCAATCAAGAACAACCACCCCATTTCCATTTTCAAGAAACGACGTTAACAAAGAATAGAAAGGCATTATGTTCACCATCAGCCCAGAGGACGCATTCTGAGCTGAATACTAAACATAATATAGAAACAGCATGACGAATGCGAGTAATTTGCACCCGCCATACTGGAATATGTCATTGTTATACATTCATTGGTCTTATCGTCTTAATGCAGGTTCGTACCGCCTTGCCCGCCCTACTATGCGGTATACGTTACCGTGACATTCTCGCATAAGAACGTTTCACTTATAGGTGTACTAATCCTCTTCGTTATGCGGTTGTCAAAGGACTGTCCAAAGCTCTTTAATAAGCTTGTAAGATAATGATAATTCGAATCGCGCATTTGCTTATCCGCTCCTTTATCGTTACTTTATCCGCATTTTATCCGTGTTTTCTACTCAACCTTTTCAACTCTGAAATCAACTTCATTTCTTCCGTACATATTACAATTGATAAGATAATCACTGATCAATTCATTAATATACTCTATTGTTCCACATCCATAAAAACTACCATTTAAATATAGTGTATAGCGAAGTTCCATTCTTCGAATCCTCCTTATATAATCCGCAATGCTGTAGCAATAGCCATAATCGCATTTTTCTTCTGATAGTAATACCAATTGTTTTCTAACATCATTTGAGCCTTTACCGCCTTATCACTCATTAACCCATGATTTAGATACTTACGCTCAATAATCTCTTTTTGTTCAGTATCTAATGAATGATCTAACGCTCTTTTGATTTGTAAGTACTTGTAATCGTTTATTTTCCTTGTATCACGCAGCTCCGGGAATAACTGAATACTTTCCCTTTCACATTCACTTTGGTTCATCATACGGACTGATAGAGCCTTGTAATCTTGCAATACCTTCACTACTGCCTTTTGGATTAACTTATATTCCTCGTTGCTTATTTCTGGAAATAATGATAATTGCGCCATCTGTAACCCCCCTATTTCTAATTTTACTATTTTCAAATCACATAAGGTACGTGAAATTTTACTATCTCATGGTTGAATAAGGGAACCATGCATAGCGAGTAGCCCCACCATCCACTCTGCATGGTTCTGTTATCCATTAAGCCTTTAATAATTTACGTTTCTTGTTGGCCATCTTCTCTTTTGCTGCTTCAATGTTATTTGCTACTTTCTTATAGTCCTGATCAAATTGAATCATTCCATCAAACATAACTGGTACTACTGCTTCATCAATGTATTGCAAGTAATCAACTGGTGCTCGTTCTGTCTGCTCTACTAAGTACCCATAAATATCAAAGTCTGCTCTTGGTATAGACTTCTTGCCCTTCGGTTGATGAGACATCCTTACATAAGATTGAATGATTGATAGTGGTACTGCAAATACTGACTTATCCTTACTAAACTCTATAAGGAAGAAGCATATTGCTCCCATCTTTTCTGCTTTCTCCAGATAATCCAATTGATGCTGCGCAATGTTCTTTAAATCAAAACGTGTGTCCTTCTCCGTAGATTTAGCTTCAAACGCAATAGCTCGTCCCTTATACACGCCATCATAGTCTACTGTACTCTTTGCTTCATAGAATCCGTTTAATACTCGTCCACCTTTACTTTTTAACACCTTCACAGGAGTCGGACGCTTGTTTATAAGTGCCACTCCCTCGCGTTGGTACATTTCATTCGCTAGATTGATAAGCATTTCAAATGCCATTCCACGGTTACCTTGTCCCATTGTTATTCCTCGCTTTCTATTAAAAGGATTATTTAAATCTTAAAAATCACGTAGAAATGACACCGAACTACTTGACGTAAATTTGTACATTTGATACCATACTACGTGAGGAGGTGATTAACTTGAAAAAAGCATTTTCATTAAGACTGCCTGAAGAATTACATAAAGGTGCATCTGTTAAAGCTTCTAACGACGGTTTATCCTTACAAAGTTACATTCAATCTTTAATTGAAAAAGACTTAAACATCACTGTAGCGCCGAGAGTTATTCCTTTAATTGATAAAATCAGACATGCTTGTAAAACTAAAAAATTAAAAGACCGTTTCACTACTAAAGATATACAGGATTGGATTCGAAAAAATAAGATTATTAATGATCAAAGTGGTGAAGAATACTCTAATGCATCTGTTCAATCTTTATTAAGTAACTCTTCATATGACAATAAAGATAAGAACAAAAATTTAAACAAAAAAGTATTAAATCGTAAATTAAATTCAGAAAATGTTTATGAATACTGGTTTTAAAACTAAATATTTCGTCAATAATGCAGACAACCCATTTCTTAACCATATTCCATAATTGGAGCAGTTAGCTTTTGCTAGCTGCCTTTTTTTATTAGGTCTATAATAAAATTTTGTTCTTATTTCTTTTTCACATCATATATCTCTAATCTAGCCGTTCAGAGTGTTACCTCCTATCTTAAAGAGCACTGATGCATGGTGCTCTTTCTTAGTTTTCTTATTTCTACAAAATGAAGTATTTATAAAAAGATTTCTCAATACCTAATACATGGAAACCAACTCCCTTTTATGGTAATGTATTGGTAATCCCATAAAAGTTTAGTGTTTCATTAAAAGGACCCGCACCCCTAATCGGGTCCTTTTAAGCGTTTTCATTTAAAATATCAGCTCTAAGTAAATTAGATACATTTACCAGTATGTTTACCACAACATTCATGTTAAAATCCCTTGTGAGTACGACATAACTCGACCTTATGGAGCCCTGCATCCCTACTCGCAGGGCTCTTTTTTTATTTAAAAATTAACGCTTTTTCCTTACTCCTCAACCAACTAAAACCGTGTTAAAATTAACCCATAATCTGTAAGGAGGTATATAAAATGCTCTCACCGTACACATGTGTATCTTGTGATCAACCTCTCATACAACACGATGAACATTCGTTTATTCATTACTGCATTAATCCAAATTGTGAAGAAGCAAAACTGCACTTATCTCTGTTGGAAGAGATGGGTTTGTAAACCCTATCTCCTTTTCTATTCAAATAACGATTTTGTTTAAATTCAACTTCAATCCACTTTGATAATGGTATAATCTGTATAATTAATTTTTCAAGAAAGGCTAAAACAATGAGAAAATATTTTGGTTTCATTTCAATGTTTTTAACTGCATTCTTATTTTTCGGTTTATTTTCTAGATATATACACTTTGGTTCTTTAACTGGTATTTTTATACTATCTATCTCAATTGTTTTAGCTATTCTTGCTCCGAAAGGAGATACAGCGAAAAAAATCACTTTTGCTATTTTGATAATTTTAGGTATTTTAATTGCTTGCGCATTAATTATTGGTGCTATTATTGGTGCAGGAATGGCTGAATCGCAACTACAACATTTGAAATAATTCTTTTTCTCTCAAATAACTATTTTGTTTAATTTTTAAAATACAACCGCTTGTCCATTTCACTTGGCTCTATCATTGCATTTACTATTAGTAATACGAACTTTTAGAGGTGAATTATATTGGACGATTTTTTATCCTCCGCTGCATTAAATCCGGGTTCAATCGGACCTACACTCCCACCTATGCAACCTTTTCAATTCCCTACAGGTCCCACTGGTTCAACGGGTGCTACAGGAGCTACCGGTGTTACTGGATTAACTGGACCGACTGGGCCAACTGGACCGACTGGACCAACTGGACCAACTGGACCAACTGGACCGACTGGACCAACTGGACCGACTGGACCGACTGGACCAACTGGACCGACTGGACCGACTGGGCCGACTGGACCGACTGGGCCGACTGGGCCGACCCTATTTTTCACTCCCCTTACACCAGAACCTGAATCTATAGAACTTCCAGCAAATACAAATAACTTTCTAATTATGGAGGTCTTTGTCCCCATAGAAAATACTGGTGACAGAGTCCTGTTAAATGCGACAATCGGTACAAATATTAATGTTGCTATTGGGGGGGATCAAGATAGTTTCTTTAACTTAGATACCATTACCTATCAGTTATTCCGTGATAATATGTTGTTAACTGAGGCATTTGTATCCGGCAGCTATGCAACTGGCAGTAGTGGTGATTTTCTATATCCTTTTAACTCCACATTTACATGGATAGATGCCCCCGGAGATCCGATATTGCCACCAGATCCAATTCATTATCGTATTATAGCTAATATAGGGGATTTTAGTGAGACTGTAACATCAGTTCAAATCGGAAATCGTGGGTTTTCTGCTTTAAGACTTGCTCCGCCTGATCCAATTTAATAAAAATAGGAATTACTCATCTCATTATGGAAATATAAATACTAAATTATCTATGTTTAATCAACCACGCAGTTAGTTTTTACTAGCTGTTCTTTTTCTGTAAAATAACTATTGTGTTCAATTTATAAAATACAACCGCTTAATTTTTAATCTTAATTTCATTCTGTCCCGCTCCTTATAAGTAACTTTTCAATTTCTCTTTCTGTTTCTTCAACACTTCCAAGGAAAGCTTCGTCTTCCGCTTCTCGTTATCCAATCCCACCAAGTGATATTCCAGCTTACGAATCTCACTCTCTACTACCTCTAGTTCACTTTGCACCTGCAACACAGTTTCTTTTTTCATTACTTACCTCCCTTTGCATCGCTAATTAACTTAGTAATTTCATAAACGCTATTCTCCACTGCTTGCATTACTCTTCATCTCCTTTCAATAACCGCCTTAGTTCCTCATATGACCCTTCATATAAATCACGGCCATCAGGTAATTTAAATACATGCCTATCAATCAATTTTTCTATTAACCTGTCTAGCTCGTTCATGTTGTCTCCTAGCTAATTTGTTTCTTCTTATATTTCCGTGTCCGTGCTGTAGCTGCTTTTATTTCATTCCATCCAAGCGACAGCCTCTTAAGATATGTGTGATATGCAATTCCATTCTTTTTAGCTAAATCCACATAATATTTATCAAATTTATTCACTGGCTTTGTTATCGCTTTTTCTATATCCCAATTAAGGGATTGAACACGGGCATCTACATTGACTTTGCTAATTCCGTTCCTCTTGGCTATTTCATAGTCTTCCCACGTTGGTACAGGTTTGTATTTCACACTTATTCCCTCCTAATCCAATGCCATAATTTCGTCTCGTGTACGACTAGAGATAGTTATCCCAATCTCCTGAATACCCTTGCCATGTTCTTTCACTGCCGCACTCCATGCTTCGCTCTCGTTCTTAACATCGAACCAATCTATCTTTTGTCGCTCGTCTTGATCGTAGAAGTGAACCTCGTATGTCGTTATGACGCTAGTTTTCGCAAGGAATCGCTCGGCCGTGCTCTTCGCTGAGTAATCAAAACTTCCTACAACATCCTCTAGTGTTAGTTGTTTCATGCCCCTAACCCCATCGGACGGGATTTAATAATGTTTTTATCTGCCTGATCCATAATCAAAGCGGCGATTTCAAGTTGATGTCTCCCCAACTCTCTTGCGATCTCAATGATATTTTTGTTCTCACTCCACATTTCTTGTAATCGAATTACTTCACTCTCATCAAACACCAGGTCCAATTCTTCTAAAGCGATATACATATTACGACGCGAGTTCTTCATGTACTTCCTTTGTTGCGCTGCTATTGTGTAATTCTCTTTTTCCAAATCCGTTCCAAGTCGTGGCATCCCATTTCCCCTCCAGTTGTAATTGATGAATTTCTCTTAGTTCCGCCATAACGGCATGACGTCTTCTATCCACTTCTTCAGGACTGCGATTCCCTGCTTCGCAAATACACGGTGCAAATTGATAGCAGCCATTCCCCATATCGTTCTTAATTACTCCCGTTCCATTACATGCACACATCGTTTATTCCCCCTTTTAAAATGGCAATGCTTTTCTTCTGTAATCCTTTGTATCTTTGAAAACAATCGCTCTAAAGTTATTGAAGATACGTGATACAATTCGTTCATCATATGCGCCTTCTAGACGCTCTCCTGTGAGGTTTGTCGTGAATATGGTAGATTTACCCTGCCTACCATCAAAAACATCAAATAATACCCTATTAATGAAGTTTGTTGCCTTTGTATTCGCATCGAGGGCCCCTAACTCTGCTCCCAAATCATCGACTATTAATACATCTGCTCTTACTAGCGTTCGAATGATTGAATCCTCAGTTAAGGAGGAATCTTTATTAAACGTACTTTTAATCTTCCGTAGCAATTCACCAACTGTGACGAAGACAACTGATATCCCCGTACCTGCAAGTTCTTCCGCTATAGCGTAAGCAAGATGTGTTTTCCCTGCTCCGCAATTCCCGGCCATAATTGTATTAAATACCTTTCTATTGAGGTAATCTGTTGCGATGACCTTTGCGAGTTCTAGGTTCTTCGCTCCTTCCTCGCTAGTAGGTTGATAGTTATCAAAGTTAGCTTTCTTAATGTTGCTATCGGCGATCAAACTTTGTTGATGGAACATGAACTTCTTCTCATTCGCCTTATCCGCATCATATTTCGCTTGTTCCTGTTGCTGAAGCTTATTACTTTCGTTTTCAAGGAAGCATCGAGGGCAAACAACTTGTCCACCGAACTTCATCTTATTCATTCCATGTGTATCGCACACATCAGAATCCATAGTCATATTCACCTTTTTGGCTATATCGGTTGGTATTGCTGCTGCCGCTCTCTGCATTGCTCTTCGCTCCCTTTTTAGAATTCATTTGAATTGTCAATTGATCGAACTTTTCACGTAGCTTTTTAGCGGATAAGATATTCCCCTGCCAAAACGGATCTGCTTGGCACCAATCAATAACATCTTTAATCTCTTGTAATTCACGATTATCTTTTTCACGCATCAATCTAAAATCATTAGACCAAGTATCGAAGTTAGGCTCTTTTTGTTTAGGATTGTTACCCTTAATTTTTTCAAACAAATACTTAGCCCCGTTGATGTCGCAAGTTTCAAACTTGTGACGAGAAGTTTTTTCTTTCTTCTTTTTATCTTTTTCTTTATCTAATTCTTTATCTTCTTCTATATCTGTTGCGTGACTACCGTGACGTGTCACGTGACCTGTCACAGGACGTAAAAATTTTCCGTCTTGATAGTCAACTAAACTCATGATTTTCTTGTTATTTAAAACCGACTTCAAATCCAACACCGGTGTTCCTAACAGTAAACATTCATTAAGAAAGACTTCTAAAGGACGATTTGTTTTCATTTCATTACATCGTTTACAACACGCTACGCAATTTTCTTGAGTATCCAATCCACCATGCGATTTAGGAATTAGATGATCTAGTGTTTTTGCTACATTTCCGCAATAGGCACATGTACCCATGTCATTCCCTAATAGAAACTGTTTTTCTTTCTCTCTTTGTTTTTGCTTACGTAATCTGTTTTGTTCGCGGATTTTTTCTAATCCATCAACGTTTTGATGCTTTTCCCAATTCGAGATGCATATGTACTGATCATCAGTGATGTCTATCATTCCGAACTGTTTGAACGTTTGTAATGCAAGTCTCACAGTTGCTATCGGTCTATTAAAAAGTGTTGAAAGCATTTCTTCTGTGAAAGGAATGTTTTCACTCAAGAAAATGTAACCATTGGCATTTGTTCTGCCCGCTTGAGACAACAACTTAATCCAAATGATTAGTAGTGTGTCTGCATCTGGTAAACTTTCAATCAATCGAATCTTTTCATCTTCAAACATGCTAGTAGAGAGTTTTATCCATTTTACATCTGCCATTTAGTTCACCTTCTTCATCCAACATTCGTAGCTGACATTATCCGTGTAGCCGATTGCCCTAAATTCATGTTTCCCTTGAAAACTTCTGCCGCTTTGCTCATAGAACTTACCGTTCTTATATACCGGTTTGATTGGTGTTAGGAAATCAAATCCTCGTTCAATCAAATCGTTTGTAGCTATTAACATTTCAATTTGAGTTTGTCTTCTAACAGGAACTTTAAACATCAAACCATCTCCCTTTCGCATACCGCTATGTCACCTTGAATTTTGATTATTTTATATCCTGGATAGCGATCAGGAGTGATGTACTCAATCGCCTTTTCTCTCGCTTCTTTTTCATTTCGCGCGCCCTTCCACACCCACGCCGGAAGGACGACTTTAGATTGATTTTTATCTAACATAGGTTTTCACTCCTTAATTTGTTTGATCTACCATTTCTTTTTCTTTAGCTTCCGCTGCTTCTTTTTCAGCGTTTTTAACCCAATCCGTTGATTTTTTAAGTACCTCTTCAGCTTGCTTTAACGTTAATTCAGCAACTTCTTTGATACTTAAATGACCTTTAATCGTGTCTTCGTCTACTTTCCGAAGAGTAACTAGTTTTTTTATGTTTAATTTGATTGCACCAACCTGTTGAGCAGTAACCATTTCTTCGTGCACTTCTGGCAAGTCTTCGCCCGCATAGATATATAATCCCAATCCGTGAAGTGCTATAGCTTTTACTAAGCAACGTTGGATACTTGTGTTAATGTCAAAGCTGTTAGGCTCATCAATTGGCTTATTTTGGTTGTTAAGTATCGGATGAATCTGACTAAGCGGTAATCCCTGTACAGTTACCTCAACTTCTACAAAGTAACCGCAATCCGTTTTAAGGTAAGGTACTCCATCGAATCGCTTTACTTCCCATGTTGCCGTCGGATCTACTTCACGAAGCTTTTTAACCGCCCACGCCCACGATAGATAGCTAAAGCGACCTTTCTTTTCAACATGTTCCGAGCAATCTATTTGAGCTAATTTAGAAAAGTAATTTTCAGTTGTCATAAGAATCTCCCTCTCTTTTAAAATGGCGATGTTTCATTTACCTCTTCTTGTTTGCTAGTTTTGTACATATCCTCTAAAACTTGTAAACCATGCTCATACGCTAAAATGACAGCCTTTGAATGAGGTTCAGCGTTTTGCCTGTTATGCTCAATCAATCTATTGAAAATTCGTTTTTCTAATTCAAATTTGTGATGTATGTTCATATCCATTTCATTCACCTGCTACTTTCTTCATGGAATGTTCCTCAACGTACTTTTTGATGCATTCAGATTCTGCATGGATTGGATCACCACTAAAATCAAGGTATCCTTCCCCGTAGAAGATTTCTCCGCCACATCCTTGGCAGTAATCCATGAAGTCTCTTGCTGATGAATCGTGATGATTACCGTAAGTAATTAGATTTTCAATCATATTTCATTCCTCCTTATTTACTGAGAGAAAACTTATGCTATAATATGTGTAGCTAATTTTAGGGAATATTTTCTCTAAAACGCTCGTTGCCATCGAGCGTTTTATACTTTCAATAGCTAACTTTCTGAAAGTCTGTTAAAATTTAGTTACCGATATGTGTAACAACTGGCCTGTGCTTCTGTACGGGCTTTTTTGATGCTTTCACACATCAGAATATCCAGGAACCTCTCAATAAGGTGCAGAACTAATATTATATAACTGAATATTCGGACGATAAAAGACTCGTCTTATTCTTGTAGGATTTTCCTCCTTTTTGTCGAATTAATTAGACAAAAAGGAGGTGTTTCATATGAAAAATAACATTGATGTTATGGCTTTAGCTAAAGAAATTGAAAGTAAAAATAGAGAAGCTAATCTAATTGATGTGGAAGAGTTTATTGAACGAATTAACGGTCAAGCAATGACTCCAGGCGATATTATCCAAAAAATTGTAGCACCGTTAATTGGAATAAAACTTTCTCACCAAAATCAATTTACTATTGAGCTACTTCAAAAAGTTGTTGATGAAATTAACTCTGAGAAAGAGTTGGTCTAACGATTTGTAATGCTACTTCTTTTGAATCAAGAATAATAACCACTTTAATTTCAGCCTCTGTTACCGCAGGGGCTTGATTCTTATTTTCTTCCACATGAATCACTCCTTTTATCAAATTTTATCTTGTTCATAAATTCGTAAAATCTTTATATAAAAATTTAATGAACTATATGTTAAACTTATAACATTCCAAGAAGTCCTTTACTTTTAGAATCGACAATTCTTCAATACCCTTAGTCTTGCCCTGCATCCCCTTGCAGGGCTTTTATCATTTAGCTAGAGTTATATACTTCTTATGTGCTTCCTCAACCTTATCTGCGCTGTTATGTATCCCTCTAGCTCTTAAATCCTTTATGATCCACGCGAGTTTCTTTTGTTCGTTTTCATCACATTGCTGTTTATCCATCGCCTTCCCACCTTATCTATCACTATCCTAATTTGGTATAATGTTCCTATCAGATTTGACAGGAGGTGAATATATGAAATTAAATCATGATTGTGTGCGTGATCTGTTGTTAACTGTTGAAGAGTCAGATCACAATGAATTATTATCTCTTCACTTTTTATTGCAAAAGGACAAATTACAAAGCTATTCAGAAGAAGATATTTTTTATACCATTCAACGGTTAGTAGAAGCTGGATATATTAATGCTTCTACACAAACCTACTATGAAGGACAGGACGCAATTATTTCCTCTATAACATGGAATGGTCACCAATTCTTAGATAACATTCGTGAGAAGACCGTTTGGGAGAAGACTAAGGAAAAAGCATCTATTGTTGGAAGTGTTTCTCTCCCTATATTGTCTGAACTAGCAAAAGCATATATAGCTGATATGTTAGGATTGAAATCTTAGAAATCAGCCTTACTATTTCTTTGTTTAAGAAAATCATTAAAATCTTTTAGGAAGGATGCTTGTGCTGACATGCATTCTTCTTTACTCCAGAAAGTTAACTCCAACTTAAATTGGCTTTCTTTAACCTTCCCTTTTAAATTCGTCGTCTTGCTATCATAGTTTGTAATAAACACCTTTGAGTTCATTTCCCTCTCTCCTTCGGTCCTTAACAATTTAAAATAATTTTCCTTGCTTCCGCTAAATTTTTAATCACTAGTGCTGTTTCTGCACTGTTACAAACCTGAGTTATTTCGTTAATTCTCTCTAGTAATTTTTGAGCTACTTCTATTTTATTTAATATGTTTGTCATTTTTGTTCCGCCCTTATATACCGTCTATCTATCCAATCCATCAGATGAATGAACCCATAAAGTGTAATGAACATAACCAGAATCATTAAATGTGCTAATGTGCTTTCTTCCATCATTTAAACCGCCTCCCTATCCATTTCTGGAATGATTCCGCGTTTCGTTAGAAGTTCGTGGATGAAAAGTCTTCCTTTTTGCGTCCAACGAGTATTCATTTTCACTGATCTACTACCATCTGTATGCACTACATCAACTGTTTTCGATTTTGTGTAACCTTTGTTTTGGTGTTTAGAGTAAAGTAACCATTGATTATTTACTTTGTACTGTACTTTTTCATCATTTAGGATTTTATTAAGCTTCATTGCTGACAAACCATAGTCAGCTGCAACCTGCGAAACTGTTACTGTATCTTGCGATTGAAGAATTTGATCTAGGTATGTAATCTTTGATGCGTTTTCTGCAATTTGTTGTGTTAACATAAGATTCTTTTGCTCTGCAATCTGTCTAGCTTGTTGTTCCTGCTTCAGTTGTGATGCAAGACCGATAATTAAGTCTGGATCTTGAAGTAGGGCGTTGATTGTTTTCGGCGTCATGTATGCTCCGTGTTTTCTAATAGAAGGTAGCACTTCGCTTGTTACCCATTTTCGAAATTCTTTTGCTTTCTGAGTTTCTGATTCGAAAATCAGCTCATACAATCCATCTTCGGTAATGTATGGTTGTCCATCGTGGACAATTACTGATATATCAGCTTTTTGGATGACTTTCTCGATACGATCTTTTCGAAGATAAGTTTTCCCTTTTGCCACTTTCGTATATCCAAGTGACCACGCTACATTTTCAAGATTGAAAATTTCCTTACCGTTAAGGTGTATAACCTCTAACGCTCCAAATTCTTGATGATTGAAAACCTGTAACTGCTTCATTTTCTTTCCTCCTCTCAGTTCACAAAAAGTGAACGTTTAGTTAAAAATAATAGTTAACTTTTCGTTAACTTTCTACTAATTCATCAACTGTAACATCATACAATTTAGACAACAAACCCAATCTGTATATACTTGGTTGTCTCTTGCCAGATTCAAGTTGTGAATAAGCGGATTTTGTTGAGTAACCAAGATAATCACCTACATAAGCCTGACTATAACCACGTTTCTTGCGTAACGATTTGGCCTTTTCGATATTTAGTTTCATGTTTATCACCTTTGTTCTTTTCGTTAATTTGATAATAACACAACGTTCACTTTTTGTGAACAACGAAATTTATTTTTTTCTATAAACTTAAAAAGGTTGTCTTTGAGTGAACTTTCCTGTTAAATTTTATATATATTGACTATAGTTAATGAAAAAAAGTAAAAGATAATAGTAGACGGGACTTCTATAAAGGAGAGAAAACTGATGAATCATCAATTGATTAGTAAAAGGGTTAAAGAAATCAGAACGGAAATACTCAAAATGAGCCAATCTGAATTCATTAACGCACTAGGACTAAAAAGTAAATCTGCTGTATCTATGTGGGAGAACGAAGAAATAGATAAATGTCCATCGAGAAAAACTTCTTTAGATATAGCTAAACTCGCAAATGTATCCGTTTCTTATGTATTAGGTGAATCCGATGAGAAGAATCCTGAATTAACAGCTAAGGATGACTTAGAACAAGTAATGATAGATATTCGATCTAAGAATCCTGATAAACAAAAAGAACTTATTGAAATGATAAAACAACTAGTTAAAATATCAGGCGATTGATAGCGTTAAATGCTACCGATCGCCTCTTTTATTTTCAAAAGAATTTCATAAGACTCAGCATCCCCATTATGAGCCGCATTAAAGATTCCTTGTAGATTACCTTCAACTTCGATTAACTCTTTTTCGATTGTATTTTGTTCCATCACCAACATCCTCCGATATTTTCATAGTAGTTTGTGAATTTATCACAATGTATAACTAATATTTAATTTTGAAATTTAGTTAATCCCCCTATAAACAGCGAATGCGATTGCCCCATTAAGAGACAATCGCATTCAATCTATTTATATCGAACCCTTAACCAGAAAATTATCCCATTCCTGTCCCTGGGTCCATTCTAAGCATAATTTGAGTTTGAGCATCCTTTGCTACTTGTTTAGGCTGCTCCTTTTGACCTTTAACAGGAGATACATATAGTACTCCGACTAAAGCCAAAGTTGTTACTAAAGCTAGTACTTTTTTCATTTAGCATCACCCTTGTATATTATACCATTTTCATTAATATCTACCAATATTTTTCGAGGTAAATAACTATAAAATTTACACCCTTGCGAGTAGAATAACTCAATTGATTTTTCTAGTAATTTTCTATCTTCCAATGCCATTCCTAAATAACATAATTTCATTGGAGACAGACTACCATTCTCTTTTTCGTACTTTCTTAATATAGTGGCAGCTTTTTCTTTTTCTCCTGTTACTATATATAGAAGCGCTTTCTCGCCCACATCAAAAATTTGTAAATCATACATATCCTTTTGATGGATTATTCTAATGTAAGACCTCATATTTAAAAACTCTTTTTTTCGGTTTTCTGCTTTCTCATAAGATAGTTGGTCTAGCATCTCAATCCCTTTATTTAAATACCATAAAGATTGTTCATAATTTTCAACGTATGATTCACCTAAATATCCTAATGCAGAAATTTTTAATAACCTTAAATAACCTAATTCATCATTAACATTCAATATACTATGGCATAGTTCTCTTGATTTTTCTATTTGCTCGTCCATTAGCAATGCATACGCATACCATTCCTTTACACGGCTACTGTATATATCTTTTATAAATTGGCTAGGAAGTTCAGATATTTTTTCCTGTAATGTTTGTATATACCCATCTAAAAGTTTAAAATCCCTACAATCATACATAGAATATAATGTTAAAATATCAAACATTATTTTAGTTTCTTCATTTTTAAGAACTTTACTCTTTTTCCTATTCTCAGTCTCCGTTAAAAGTTTTTCAGCTGTAAAAAATTTCTTAGCTCTTAACCAAACGAGTTCATATATATATGCCCATTCGTAAGTTTTAGAGTTATTAGATTCAAAGCCTCTTTGAATCGCGATTCTAAGGAGTTCCAAATCCCCTAAAGCATTTCCATACTCCATAGCTATTCTTAAATTCTTTTTACTTTTAGTTTTTTTACAAAATTCATGGATCATATAATTCTTTTCAAGCGGATCTTCATATAATAATTCAACTAACTTTACTACATTTAAAAAATTCAATTCACTTTTCCCTGATAAATTCTTTGAAAACGCAGGGCCACTTATTCCAAGTTCTTTTGAAATACTCTCTTGGCTCTTTTTTTGAAAATCAATTTGATCAACAACTTTAAATAACCAATATTTCATTTTGCTCCTCCTTGCCGGAACAAAAGACACGTAAACCCCATAAAGGAAAACGTGCCACCCTCAATCTATGGTGTGTTATAATTATATGTATAAGATCCGCGACAATGTTCCCTAGGGTAGTAGGGGCAGTGTAAGAGTGTTACCAGCACTACTTGCACCGTGGGTCTTTTTTACGTCCGTTTATTTTATTATTTTCATAATATCATATTTTTGCCAAAATTCAGTCGTGTGGTTATCAGAAAAATGTTGAGAAAGTTTGTGAATAGCCATATAGAAACGTTCCTTAAATGACATAGAAATAAAATAGACAAATTAAGTTTACGAGAACCTCACGTGGATATTTTTAACAATAGTGTAAAAAAGAAAAAAATAAGGTGGCATTTGCCACCTTATTTTTTGTCAATATAAACATAATACAACAACACTACATCAAAAACAGTTCAATACTGATAGGACTTTCTATCAAAGGAAAGTATCAGTTTATCAAATTCACATTCTTCAAGACAATGCTTTTTACTGTACTCAAAATCTAACAGGAATTGCAGATCATCATCGCTAACGTCATATATATATTTAAGAACAATATATATAAACTCATAAGGATACAAAATACCTTCTATCGGTACCCTTAGCTCTGAAAGTAATCCCTCCCCTTTTTCTCCTCTTTCAAACAAACCATAGTGCATATGAACATCTGTGTGAACAATGTCCTTTTTTCCTGTTAAATCATAATCTATCCTTAGATAATTTGTTGCTGTTGTTAAAATAATAATTTGATCTTCCATATTATACATATCTTCATTTAAGCTTATTTCTGCATCAAGTCCCGGAATGAATGATAAATTATGCCCTATTATTTTCCCTTCATCATTGAATTCATAATGGAAATCAATTATAGAATCATCATTTAACAACAAATTATAATTCTCGTTAAATAGCATATCTCTATAGACTTCCGCATACGTTCTACTGGTAAACTTCGGAGTTCTTCGTCCAACACTATTTTCTTTAATTTCTGGAATTTTACTGTTATTTATATTAGGTATCTTTTCCTGAACCAAGTACAAATTAGTCAATTGATTTATAACTAAGTCTTTTTCTAAAGTACCAACTAATTCTTTAGTCTTAGCCACATTAATCACCTAAACCATCAACTTTTGACTGCATTTGCTGGAGTAGGTATTTTGCTAAGTCCGGATTGGATTTTATAAGCTCATCAAAAGACTTTTCAGCAGTATTAAATTTTATTTGGTTTCTACTGTCTACTTCTCCGTAGGTCTTAATTTTTTCTAATTCCTGTTCAGATGGGTATGTGAATTTCAGCATATAATTATTATTTTCAACAATTTCAATCTCTTTTCGATACGCCTCTATATCTCTTGTACCCATTAGCCAAACTGCATATCTTGCTCTCGTCATAGCAGTGAAAATTTTATTCCTAGTGACACTTTGAATCATCTGCAAAGTGTCCGTATTAACAATAAATACAATATTCGCCTCATTACCTTTAGCTCTGAAAATTGTAGTGTACGGTATTGCATCCTTTATTTTAACAACATTGGGATTATCCCTATTTATTAGATTTATTGAAGCTGCAACCTTTTCATTCTTAACGAAATCCTTTTTACGAGCTAAATTATTAAATATCTTCTTAAAAGTTGCATGATTGTTATTAACTTGTTGAGTTTCTAGATCAATTATTAATATATCTTCTGGTAATATATCTTCTTCTTTGATAAGGGTAATTATTTTTTCAGATAGTTTTTCATATTGCTCAGTTGGACTGTTGCATATTTCAGTATTTACAATACAGTTATCTTGAACCTTTTCTTCTTTCCTTTCAAGTTCAACATATTCACCATATTCTAATTTACCATTTGCTACATAATAACCAACATCAGTCCAAACCGATTTATCTTTAATCATGTTTACAAAGGATAATTCTTCGCCATTTGTTTCCCGATGCATACCCAATCCCAATGCATGTGCTACTGTAAGAACCTGAACAGGTGCTCTATAACTAGTTTTTAAATTAATATCTATGCACTCGTCATTACCAAATATTTCAGATTTGGGAGGAATAGAATTGTCTTCATTTAATGATTGTAGTTCGTCGTATGCATAAATTAACTTGCCATCTTTTTTCAAACTTTTTCTTGCCATCTTAAAGAAATTGATTTTAAAATCTTGTGCTTCATCTATAAAAACGTAATCATATAAATCTAAATTTTCATCTTTTACATTTTCAAGAATATCCCTACACACAAATTCATATGGATCTTCCTTAAGATTTTTTTTTGACTGTGCATCACCTAAGGTGTAAAATGGCCGATTAGAGTATTGGGCTATCAATGAATAAAATCCTTTTTTATACATTCCTCCCCAGCTATGAAAAATATCAATCTTACTAAAATCAGGCTCACCATATCTATCATAATCATTATAGTACTGCTTAAATAATCTCAATACAGTTTGTTTAAGGGACAATGTATAAAAAACGAATGCCATTTTTTTATTTCGATCTTTATAATGCAAGTATGCCATTTTTTTAGCCATTAGAATTGTTTTACCACTACCAGCTAAACCACGAACTCGAATATTCTGATTTTGGTGAGCATGAATCATATTAAATTGATTTTCATCATACATCCCTATGAATGTATTTCTTTCTTTTATCTTGGCCCCTAAGCTTGTAGGTTTACTTAACTCACGTTCATCTTCATTTGTTAAACCATAAGCCATTTGAACAGCTCTATTAATCTTCAAAATTATATCTGCGGTCAATTTTGGAGGGACTTGTTTTAAGTTCTCTAACATCTTCGAATCATTTAAATTAAATTCTATTATAAAATCCCCAATACCCCTTAATATTCCAAACAAAGAAGAGTCTTGTGAAACTAATTGAAAAATGCGTGTTGTATAAAGATTTTTCTCTTCTGGATTTTCGTAAAGGATTATAATTCCTTTTTCACTTATAATTATCCCTTTAACAAAATCTTTTTTATTATTTTCATCAATAATTGGATAACCATAATAAATACTATACGTATATTGTTCCTCATCTAATTTACTCATTAGCATTTCAATTTTTTGTCTAGTCGTAGTGCTTAAATCTTCAAAACTTCCAAATTTTTGAGAACTCATATTTAATCCCATTAAAAACCTTCTCCTATGAATGTATTATTTTATTATTATTCTTTAATTCATAGCTAAGTAAACCTTCAAGAATATCTCCTCAGATTCAGCCATATATACTGTTTTTATTAAAAAGTGAATCAACGACAATAACTTCTACAAAAAAAGATAAATATTTTTCCTAGTAAAAAAAACTTTAACTTTTATAATTCTTGTTGAATTAACTCAGCCTATAGATTAAGTGCATTCTCTTACAACCTTACGCATAATATAGCATATATATCCATTTTTTGAAAAGAATCGTTCAAGATATCCAGACTAATTGTATACTGGTTCTATTGTCACCCCACACCAACTTAATACAATAATATTAAATTAGAGTCCAACACATATTATTAAAATTAAAGTGGTTCAAGTCGGAGAAAGGCACCTTAGGGTGTCTTTTCTTATTCATTTACAACAGAATATGATAATGTATATATATAAACGGATTGATTGTAATTCCTATATATCTTACGAATTTAAATAGGCCATATTATGGATAATTTAAAATAAGCATAAAAAATAACACTGTTAAGCGAGGATTAAGGGGACATGGATAAACGACTAATCGATTTAAGTAAAAGTATAGAATTTAGTGTAGATTTAATGACAAAATTAGGAGAACGCGAAGATTTAACTGTTGAACAAAAAATAATTTTAAGTATTTATAGAAAACTAATTGAACAAATAGATGGAAATTTTATTTTAGCTGACCATCAATTGAAAAGTCCTTCAATAGTAATGATACGTTCTGCACTTGAAACTTATCTTTCTCTAAAATACATTACTCAACACAAAAAATTCATTAAAGATAGGGCGATCAGTTATTATGTAGGTTATTTAAAAAACCAAAAAATAGTACACGATAATATGCTTAAAAATCCCCCTAAACATGTATCGATACCAAAAGAAAAATTTCAAAATAAAATAGTTATGATAGATCAGCTTTTGAAAGAACCAATTTTCAATAAAATCCTTAAACAATGGGAAATCACTAAAGAAATACAAAATAAAAAATACAATAATACATATGAACCAAAATGGTATTCCTTGTTTAAAGGAGGGCCAACATCTATTAAAATGCTGGTGAGAAAATTAAATGACGATCAAATCTATAAATACTATGAAATTTTATCTTTAGAAGCTCATGGATATGAATCTTTAAACGGATTAATTAATGACGATATAATTAATAATCCTTTTTCTTTCAAACCAATAAGGAATCCAGAAAACTTAAATCACTTTGCTGGTATGGCGAGAGCTTTATGTACTTCCGCATCTCATGAAATCATTAATTATATGGCACCTGAATTGAATAACGAATTTATTAAGTTCATGGATGGACTTGGTTTAGTTGAAAAATATAAAGATGAGTTGAAAATAAGACTCAACCAAAATTAAAGTGGTTCAAGTCGGAAGGCACCTTTGGGTGTCTTTTTTATTATCTTTCGACACAATATGACAATATATAGATATTTATTTTGATAAGATTGTCCAGAAATATTACATTTTATATATCTTGGAGGAATTAAATTATGAGTAAAAAATTATTAATGGCTTTAGCATGCAGCGTGCTACTTATGGGATTGGCTGCTTGTGGTTCAAATGATAAAGCAAGTACATCAGAAGAACAAAAACAAGAAACTAAAAAAGAAGATGAGAAAAAACAGGAAGATGAACAAAAGAAAATAGAAGAACAGAAAAAAGCCGAAGAACAAAAACAGGCTGAGGAACAAAAGAAGTTAGAAGAACAGAAAAAAGCCGAAGAGCAAAAGAAACAACAAGAAGCAGCTCGAGCAAAAGAACAGGAGCAACAAAAAGCTACAGCTAATACAGCACCTCAGCAACAAGCTGCACCTAAACAAGAGAAAGTTCACTTTGCAAACTGTACAGATGCAAATAATGCCGGTTACTATGATATAACTCCAGATAGCCCAGCTTATGCTTCGCATTTAGATCGTGATGGCGATGGTGTAGCTTGTGAACGAAATAAAGGACATAAAAAATCTAGTAAAAAACATTAGATTTATGACTAAGCACTCTTGTGAGTGCTTTTTTTATTTTCGTTCGACAGAATATGACAAAATAGTTGTAACCGTTTCTGTTATGATAGTTTCGGAAATCTTACATTTTACATAACTGGAGGAAACATAATGTATAAGAAATTGGGTACAATCGCTTTGACAGGAGCACTTGCTTTTAGTTTAGCTGCATGCGGATCTAACGAGAAGACTAGTAATGGAGTAGAAACAAAAGAAAAAGAGCAACCAAAACAAGAAACAAAAAAAAATAATTCAAAAGAAGGAAAAACAGAATCTGCTAAGGGTAACCGTTCTAATCCTATAGCATTTAATGAAACTGCTTCTATAGACGATGTTATTTTAAATACTGACGGTGGAGAATTTAAGAAATTCAAAGCGAAAGTTGAAGTTTCCATTTTAGAAGTTGTACGTGGTGAACAAGCTTTTGGAATTCTAAAAAAAGAAAATGAATTCAACGAACCTGCTCCTGAGGGAAAAGAATGGGTATTAGTTAAAGTAAAAGGGAAAGTAGTAGATGCTGAAACACAAGACTTTGAATATTTACTGTCTGATATGAACTTTAAATTAGTATCAAAAGAAGGACAAGTATATAATCATGAACTATCCGCTGTAACACCTAACCAGTTACATCAAAAATTATACAAAGGTGCTGAAGGCGAAGGTTACATTTCACAAGTTGTAAATACTGGTGATGACTTTACGATTCAATTTGAAACTCAAAAACAAAATAAAGTATTCTTTAAATCTAAATAATTATATAGGGAGTTAAACATGAAACGAACAGCTGAATTTGTATTAGGACTTATTGGTGGTATTTTTGGTATTATTTGTGCATTTGTTGCACTATTAATCGGTGGTATGGGAGCAGCTTTCGAAGCTGATGGTGCAAATACGATTATCGGATTAGGTTGGGGCGCTGTAGGACTATCAATCTTAGGAATTGTTGGTTCTGTTATGGTAAGAGGTAAAGCGAAAGTTGGCGGTATCATGATGACTGTTGCTGCTATCGGAGGCTTTATTTGTATATCTCTGATTTACTTATTACCAGGAGTATTATTATTAATCGGCGGATTAATGGGTATCTTCCGTAAAGATAAAGTTGCTGTATCTGCATAAAATGGGCACTCGAGAGAGTGCTTTTATTTATGAATTAATACACCAAAGGAGATTAAACAGTGAAAATGACTTTATTTACAATATCTAACGAACAAATTAAAGAACAATTGAGCAAATTACAAACGAAGGTTGATTCTTTGGAGACTGTAAAAGACGTACAAGATAAGATTATTTCTGCGAAAGATAGCCAAATTACATTTTTGCAAGGGGAAATATCAAGCATCAGTAATTGGATTATTTTTGTAGGAGGAGCCATTATTGCCCTAGCATCTGCCGCATTTATTTATGTAAAGCTTTTAGAAAGAAAAGCTAACAAAAAAATTGAAGAAGCAGAAAATACATTACAACTAGCTACAGAAAAGTTAATAGAAATCGAAAATGCAAGACAACAAACTCAATTGAATTTAAACGAGTCTGATTCGAAAATAGAGCAATTAAACTCATTGATTGATGAGTCTAAGAATATAGCAACTATAGCCCAAGAAAAAATTAATGAGTTAGAAGAAAGACAAATAGAGCTTAACAAAATATCTACATCTCTTGCAGCTAATCAAAAAATCGATATAATGCTTAAAAATATAAACATCCAATTGGGATTTGTTAAAAAAGCTCTTATAAATTTCAAAACAATATACCGTCTGTCTTTAAAGGAATCTAAAGAACAACAAGAAAAATACATTAAATTTAAAAATTCTCATACTAGATTGGGGAATAGATACATAAAATTATCTTTAATATATAATAATAAAATAATCGAAAATGAAGATATTAACACAAGCGATATAGAAATTATAAATACTTTAAAAAATGAATGCACTGAACTAAGACAAGAAATCCATCATGCTTTAGAAAACTATCCCAACATTGATTAATTAATTTTAAATTAAAATAATCGAAGAAAAGCACCTTAAGGTGTCTTTTTTTCATTGGATAAAACATTTGAGTTTCAACAAGATTAAAAAATACATTAATAATAGGTTGTTATCCCTAATTAGAGATTAATAAAAAAGAAAGATATAGCTAGCTATATCCCTAATATATTCTAAACTTATGCTATTATAATTTTAGGTTTAATAACTTTTTATTTTGTTCATACTTAAATTCCAAACTGTCTTGGAGGCTTACATATGTATATAAATAGTATTGAAATAAGTAATTTTAGGTCTATTGGAAGTAATCCTCTACTCAAGCTAGATGTTAGTAACATTACTGTGCTGTCGGGAATTAATGATACAGGGAAAACCTCAGCTTTATTAGCATCATTTTTAGGTTTAAATAGTTGTATAAATGTCGGCACACAAATGGATAAAGAATTATCTAAATTATTGGATGGAAGTGAGCATCGTAAAGGTTTTTCTCTAGATAGCTCCCCACAATGTATCAAATTATCCCTTAAATGTACAAGAGAAGATTTAGATACCCTATGGCAGTGTGTAGATAAAGATCAATATTTTGAAAAAGAATTAAAAGATTTAAATGACCAAGGGATCGATATTCAAAGAGAAAAGGTTAAACAGTTTTTTTCAGACGCAGTAATACTACTAACCCTCCCGCTTAGACAAAGCGCATTTGATGAATTTCAATCTTATGTTGATTTAAAATCTTGGAATAATCATGTTCAAAAGTTTTTTGGATATGATAAAATTAATGATTTTTCAAACACATTATACCGTCTAATTACATTTTTCACTGAATTAAAGGACTCTATGAAGAATTTGAATTCCTTATATGTTCCAGGTGTTACAAGAAGTAACGAACAAATTTTAATTAAAGAAGAAGATAAAAAATTACAATTAGTTAATTTTTTCAAAGAGATTTGTTCAGAAAGAGGAAAAACTTCCGGAAAACATGAAAAATTCATGGGATATTTCAGGATTTTACTACCAGAATTAGTAAGAATAGAAATAAATAGGACTCAAGGGGATGAGAAATCTGAGGATATATTTTTAATTTGGAACCAAAATGGAAATGAAAAAGAACAACCATTATCCCGAAGTGGTGATGGAATCTATAATACTATGTTTCTCGTTGCCAAAGTGCTAAATAATTTTTCCAAAATGAATATTGTATTTATTGACGAGCCTGAAATAGGTTTGCATCCAATGCTACAGCAAAGATTTATTAAATTAATTAGAAAGATTTCTCGTGAATTTTCAATACAATGGGTATTGGCAACACATTCTCCTTTTATATTACAGTCCTTGAAAAATAGAGAAAAATTATATCTAATTAAACACGATGGTAATCAAACCAATTGCCAGGATATTGATATTGCTAATAAAGAGATAGTTTTTAGTACTTTAGGTGCCTATTTACCTTTAGCTCTCTCTGCAGCAGGCATAATATTTGTTGAGGGACCAACTGAGGTGAAAATTTTACCAATACTATTAAAAAAAATTGGTTTGGACATAGAGAGGGAAAGAATATTAATTATCACTCTTGGTGGTGATAATCTATTTCAAATTGCTGCAGAAGATTTAAAAAAATTGCATGAAAAAAGTATGGTCATTATAGATAGTGATTTACCTAAACCTGAAGAAGAAGGAGGGAAAATAAAACAAATAAAATTAGATTATAAAGATCAGTGTATTGAAAATAATGTTGAATTTTTAATGAATAAGGACTATAGAACATTAGAAAATATGTATCCAAAGGATATTTTAGCAGATGTTTTAGGTAAAGAAGCAGAAACTCTGGATTATGGAAACTTCGGTGATATACCTGGAATTGGAAATAAAATTAAGGTAGGAGTAGAAGTTGCAAATAAAATGTCAAAGGAAGAAGCTGAACGTTTTCCTTTGATTAAAGAAATACAAAAATGGTGGAATGAGAAATAATATTTGGATGGGAGTCCAATACATATTATTAAAATTAAAGTGGTTCAAGTCGGAGGAAGGCACCTTGGGGTGTCTTTTCTTTTGCTAGTAAAATATAAATATTTTCTTGATCTCGATAGTTAAGTAATTTTACATTTTGCAAAGACATTAAAAGAGATTATGAAAAACTTGATGGACGTCAGCAAGGGCGTTTCGCTAAACAAGTTTCTTTGTACGTGGAAATGTTGCAAAGCAACAAAGACATATTGTGATTTGATTTCATAATAAAAGAAATCATTCCCATTTGATATTAGTAAAATTTTACATAACTTTACTAATTTATGGTAAGAGAGCCATTTGGCTCTCTTTTTTGCATAATAAAAATAGTGATAGAGAAAATGTAAGAATTGTACTTCTTTTAAAGGCATCCTTAGATGGGATCGGTAGGAAACATCACCGCAGTAAACCCTCGATTTCTAACTTGAGCACTTATTACCATATCAAAATTACCTATATTAGCTATAATGTGATAACGTACTGGATCTGTTGGAAATACTGGGTCAGATGGAAAGTCTACCCATGTAAATGTAGAATTAAAAGTATATAGTGGATTTACTAGATTTACCTTATAGTCTGCAGATACAACCGACTCTGCCAATAACACATCTTCACGGAATAACTGATACGTTATTTTATCCACAATAAAAATAGCACTATCGTTACTTTCTGTATCAATATTAATTTCTGTACCTATCGTTGCGTTTAAATGGACGAAATCATTTTCTTCCTGTACATTGACAAAGATCTCCATAATTTGAACATTATCTGTATTTGGTGAAAGTTCTATAGGTTCTGGTATTCTCGCAAGCGGTATAAAAAATAGACGAGGTCCTGTGGGGCCAGTTGGTCCTGTAGGACCCGTCGCTCCAGTTAAACCAGTAGAACCCGTTATTCCCGTAGGTCCGGTTGCTCCAGTACTTCCAACTCCGGTTGGACCCGTCGGACCAGTGGGTCCTGTTATTCCTGTAGCTCCAGTAGGTCCCGTTGGTAACGTAAATGGTGGTATAGGTGGTAGTGTGGGGCCAACTAAATTTGGTTCAAGAGCTGCTCCACGTAAAACAGTATTTTCTTCTTTCATGCATTCACCTCCTATGACTGCTTGTCATAACTATTAAATGTATAAGAGTAAGAAAATGACATTTGCAATAGCGGAGACTCTCTTTTTTATTTCTCTTCGACAAAGTATGGGTAAATTAGCTGTAACTGAAAAGAATGCTTCACTAAACAGTTAGCGTTGTATGTCAAAATGTTACGCGATAACAAAGACATACTATGATTTGATTTCACCAAAAAAAGAGAGACAATTGGCTCTCTTTTTTTAGTACCATCCCTATGGTATATAACAATCTTACTACGTATTTATTCAATATTTGAATTTATCTCTCCAAATGGCAAAATAACATTTTCATCGGTAACAACTTGGATAGAAGTCAGAGGAATGGGACTTACGAATGGCCATCTGGCTGCAGAAAAACTCGGAGTTTGCCCGCTACCAGAAAATGTAATAAAACCATTTACATCTGAAAAAACACCAATATTTACAATGTCTCCCGTTTTTAATCCATAAATCGTGGAAACAGTGAGACTGATAACGTTTATATTATCTACTTTTATGTCAACAGCAACAATTTGATTATTGACCAATATAAAACATTGTAGGTTATAAGTACCACTACTTTCTGGAGTAAAAAGAACATTACCATTAATTTGGTATACTCCATCCTGCTTTGGTATAAATGTATTGAGTCCATTATATTCATTATTTAAATCGAATACTTCATTTGGAAAATCTACAATTACATTACCAAAGGCACTTTGAAGACTAAATTTATTTGCTCTAAATGCTGATTCTATTGCTCCAGGACTGGTTGGTCCTGTTTCTCCCGTTGCTCCTGTGACTCCTGTAGGTCCNNCGTTTCCCCTGTTGGACCTGCGACTCCGGTTTCCCCGGTTGCTCCTGTCGGGCCTGGTGGTCCTCCAGATGGTCCAGTTGGACCCGTTAATCCAGTTTCACCTGTAGGTCCGGTTGGACCTGTGATTCCAGTTCCTCCTGTTGGACCAGTGGGTCCAGTAATCCCAATTCCAGTCGGACCCGTTGGGCCGGTAGGCAAAGTAAATGATGGAATAGGTGGGAGTGTCGGACCAATTAAATTCGGATCAAATGCTGCTCCACTCAAAAAATCATACGAGTCAAACTCATTTTTCTCTGACATACGTCACCTCCGTGAATTACTTATCATACCTAATAAATGCAGTGGAGTGACAAAATGACATTTGTACCCTTTATTTACTAAGGAGATGAATACATATCATCTTAGAATCAACCTCCGTTCCATATTTTCACCAAATAAAAAAGAGAGCCCAACGGCTCTCTTTTTTACTATTCATCTTCTTATTAAAACTATTTCTCTAACACCCGATATTAATCTGCAATTCTTGTTACGACTAAAGATGGATTTCCATAAGAAGAAATTTCTCCTTGTGCAACATCAATAATAATACTTAATGAATCATTTGCATTTAATCTGATTAGTATTGTTTTCCCAATGGTATACGCATTCAAAACGGATGCAATGACATCTGTACTTATAGATGTCGTACCTTCAATTTCACTTTCTTGAACAGGTGTAATGTCATTAATATATAACCTAAATTTTAAAACTGTATTTACTGGGGTTAAATCACGATTAAAAACTCTTGCTGTTAAATCCATATTAATTTCATATATTCCACCACTCAATACTTGGATACTATTATTTAATAGATCAAGATTTGTTCCCAAAGATGGACCAAGATCCTGGAAAACTACTTTTTGGCCTACATTTGCTGTACGAAGTGTATTGGATCTATCATACAATGCTCCATACGCTATAGTATTTCCTGTTGGTCCAGTAGGCCCCGTGGGGCCAGTTATACTAATTCCTGTTGGCCCTGTAGGACCCGTGGGACCAGTTATACCAATTCCTGTTGATCCTGTAGGACCCGTGGGACCAGTTATACCAATTCCTGTTGACCCTGTAGGACCTGTAATCCCAGTCGGACCTGTAGGCAAAGTGAACGATGGAATAGGTGGGAATGTCGGACCAATTAAATTCGGATTAAATGCAGCACCATGTAAATCTTTTTCTTCTGACATATGTCACCTCCAAAAAATACTTATCACACTCAATAAATGCAGTTTGAAAGCAATTATGACAAAAGAACCACTCAACGCTCATTTTTATTACCTATTAGATGTTCTCCCAATTTTAAAAGGACAATTATCCATTACGTTCCCAATTAGATATACTACATCAAATAAATTTCAAATTTATGTTAGGAGGAACGAACTTGAATGGATATTTTTATAGACAGAGACCAGTTTACTATCAAGCTCCAACTCAGGGTTACTATTTAGATCCGGCTGCTATACCTCCACGTCCTCAAGGGTGGCCACCCCAGATACCGTGGCCACCTTACATTATATATGCTTCGCCATCACAAAATTGGCAATCATATCAACAGTATCAGCAATATCAACATCAACCATATAGGTGACTATTTTTTACTAATAGATAAAAAGGAGAGACTGGTACTCTCTTTTTTTATTTTCTTTCGACAAAATATGACAAAATAGTTTTAACTGGATTTATTATGCTTGGTTGAGAAATCTTACATTTTATCAATAGTTAAAAGCACTCTTTCGAGTGCTTTTCTTATTTCTCAATAACCAACATTACTTAACGTGGTAAAATAATAATTGGATTGGCATCCGATACCATATTACGATGGTTCAAATCGCAAGAAGGCACCTTAGGGTGTCTTTTCTTTATGCATTAAAAAGGTATCGACAGCATTCCATAGAAAAACAAGCTAAGAGTATGCAAGGTTTTATACAGTTTTTCGACGAACCCAGTAACAAAAGAGAACCCTAAAACCGCGCCAGGATAGGAATGTATAAAAAAATGCATAGATCCATAGAACAATAAAAGGAGGTTCCCTTGTGAAAGTAGGTATTCCTCCTTGTCCTTGCTACCAATAATGATGCGTTATGTTAACTAATTTTGTATAGAGTATTCATTGAGAGAGTTCATATTCAACTAAAGTTAGTAATTTACTTTAAAACAAGAAAGAAAAATTTGATTTTAAACAAATTATCCTTATTTTTGACTAATTTTTCTAAATATTAATGCCCGAGATTGCCATATATTGATACAATTAGCAAAGGACACTAAGGGGGATTCGATGATAAAAAAAAACAAAATACTTATTATTCTATTATTAATTTCAATTAGCATTGGTTCATTGCTGTATTATATATTTGGTCAAGAATATAGATACGCCGAAAAATATGCAAATCAACTTTTTGATTATCCTTTACCTAAAAAAACAGAAGTAATCGAAAAAGATTTTGAATATGGGGTTCTATACGGTGGAGGACCTTCGGGAAGTGGAGGTTATCCAACTGTTGCAGCATACATGAAATTGTCATCTGAACTAAGCGAGGAAGAAATATTCAAACATTATAATAACAATGAATTTGAGATATATTTTGAAGGTGATGAAACAATCAAAAAGAATGATGAAGGTAACATCTGGTATGAAGGAAAAAAATCAACAGGAGAAAATTTGAGTGGTGAAAGCAATAAAGAACATCCAATCCAATTTATCATTCAAAGTAGAACAGAGTTCAGCTATCCATTCTTTATAGATTTTTATTAAGAAATCAGGGTAAAAGATCTTCCATCGAAGATCCTTTTTCAGTACCGATAACGATTATTATGTAAATAAGCTGTCCATATGGACAGCTTATTGTATTTTTTGCTTAGCGTAGTTTTTTCCAAAATGCTGACGATAGCCCTAATATCTTCTTTTTCATTAAGAGTTAAGCACCCCAAATCCCCTTAAAAATTTGTATTCGGAATATTATAACAAAATCAAAGAAAGACCCTACAAGAGGGTC